TACTGACCATAGGCGTCCTCATACTCTCGCGTTAGGGCGCGGACCTTCTCTTTGTGCCGGTCCCTTAACTCCTGCCCCTTGACCCCCTTGGGCAACGCTTTGATCGCCTCGCCCAGCGCGTGCTTGCCCGCCCCCGCCCGCACCACGTCCTGCGTGCGCACGCCAAACAACTGCTCCAGTATCGGCAGCGCGCCCTGCGGCTCCATCGCGAACGGCTTATGTAGGTCTTCGTCGCCCTCATACATGTGGTAGGCCCGCGCCGCATCCGCGATCTGCTTGGGCGTCAGATACTTGATCGCGTCGGTCCAGTTGCCATTGAACAACGCTTGCGAGCCACGGAACGTATTGACGCCCAGCGATCCGGTTGCACCTAAAGTAAACTGCGCCAACCACGACATCAATGCGTCGGGCCTAGAGCTATCCGGCTCACCAAACGTCAACTCGGGATTGGCGACACGTCCAGCAAAGCTTGGCGCGGCGCTGCCCAGCAACGACAGCGGCCCATCAAGCACCGCATTGGCTATCGTCGGCCCTGCATTGTCATTCAGCCACAAGCGCAAATCGCTCGACATCTGGCTCGGCGTCGGTGTGATCCCCAACTGACTCCCCAATATGCCCAGCACCTTGAGCGGTTCAGTCGGCAGGGCAGAGCTACCGGAGATCGCCCAGCCGCCCAGTATCATGGTGCCAAGCCCCCACCACGCCTCATGCCGGGTCGCCTGATCGGCGGAACGAAATGCGAGGTAGGCGTTGCGCCCCAGCAGGTACAGCATGTTCATGCCCGGCAACCTGAACTGGGTGATAACTCGCATGAGTTTGGTGTTGAACGCGGGGGCGCGCATGCCTGCGCCGTAATGGATCAGCCCCTTCTCGATGGTCTGCTTGGCGTGCAGCAGCGCCGCGTCGTGGTCGCCGCCGTTCTTGGCGTACTCCAAGTCGTAGGCGCTCAGTCCCGTCACAAATCTTCCCATGCTGTCCATCGCCCCCGACACGTCGCGGATATAGCGACTGACTTTGTTCATCGCCCCCCGCTCGCGGGAGAACGGCAACAGATCGACGCCGCTGTCCTTGTGAATGTGCTGCGAAGCCGCCAGCGCATCCACTACGCTTCGCCTGCGCGCGTCGGTGACGCTGTTGCGCATCATGTCGAACATCGAAGTGTAGTCGGCCTCGGGGTCACGGAACTTGGCGGTGGCGTAGCCAAAGCCTTTCTTCGCCGCCATCCACGGCCCGCCCGCCTCACGCATGATCTGATGAAACTTGCGGAACGTCGGGATCAGGCCATGACGCGGGGCCATCACCGCCGCGCCCATGTAGTGCAGATTGAGTTGATGGGTCAGCAAGTGCGATGCCGAAGCCATGTCCTGAATGAACGTCATCTGCGTTAATTTTTGCACAACCGGCGAGTAGGACGGGTTCATGTTCTCTGGCGTCACGTTGTAGCTACGTGACGCAAGCTCGTTGTACACCCGACTCCTATCAGTGGTCAGCTTGTCGTCGGGATGGTCGTCCATGACTTGGCGCATGCGCTCGAAAGCGTCATCGATCTTAGGCTGGAACTCGGCGGCGGCTTGATACCGGGACGACGACAGGACGTGGTTAGACAGCGCCTCGCCGCCGTATTCCGCGCCTTGGACTTTTTGTGAGCGCACAAAGTTCTTAGTCAGACGGCTCCCGCTCTGGGTGACGATGGCGGTTTCCCGTATCATGTCCTTCATCGCGTTCTTCTGCTGCTCACTCAGGTCGGTACGCTTGTCGATGCTGGCCAGCAACGATTGGGTTTGTTGCGAGGTGAAGCTCTTGTCCACCCCCTGCCCCCGGCGATGCTCGACCCCCGATAGATTTTTAAGTTTTGCTTCGCTCAGCCTGCGGTGGATTTCCTGCCCCTCGCTCAGGCTCTTGGCGAACTCGACCCGCTTGTGCTGCATCGTCGCCCAATACTCAGGCTGCGGCTTGCCATACCCAATACCCGCCTCGTCGTGAGCGACGTTGCGCACGCCCCCCTGCCCGTCATCGACCTGATATATCCTCCCCCCTGCCGGATTGTCGAAGTAGTATTTGAGGCTTACTCGCGCGGGTAAGTTCACCTCACCCAGATACTTCTCAAGCTCGGCGCGAGTATTAAACCTTCGAACGTTCGGCTCCAACAAATTACCGTGGTAATCCCGGTCGGAGCCTTTGGGCGTAAGCACGTCATGCTCAGCCCGGACGACAAAATCTCCATGCCGGGCGGCAGGAAAGTATGGCCCCTTGCGGCGCTGAAACACGTCCGCGTCCAGCCCCTCGACGCCATAGCGCGCGTAATGCGCCTTGTCAGCGTCGGTCAGCTTGCCCGCCAGCATCCGGTCCAGCACGTCCAGCGTAGTCGATCCGGCAGGAGGGTCGATGCCCTCGATAAAGTTTTTGGCGTTGAGCTTTCTGATCGCGTTGAGGTCGTCCTTGAAGTGCTTGTCCTGCGCGAGGAAGTGCGCTTGTAAATCTTTGTGTAGCGCGTTGAACTTGGCGCTGATCTCCGGGTGAACCGCCCGCGCTTGGATGTGGTCGAGCGTGTCGCTCGCCAGATGCGCGTTCACCCCCTCGCCCAGCGGGTGGTGCGGGTAGACGCCGAACTCGTTCGCCATCCGCATCACGTCTTGCAGCTTCGCCATGCTGTCGGGGCCATGCTTGTCGGCTAGCCCAATCCACTCATGCGCCAGCCGCATGCCCGGCTCGGCTAGCTCTTCAGCCCGGCCCCCGCGCTGCTGCATCGCATCGAGGCGGTCCCTAAGTGGATCGCTTTTTCCGTCTTTAAACTTGTCGCGGTGCAGTTCGTACATCTGCGGCTCGCTGGCGAAGCGCTCGGCGGCTTGCTTGAAGGTCGGGTTCTTGTCAGTCAGCGTGGTCTTCACCGCGTCGTTGATCTTGTTCACCCATCCCTTATGCTCACGCCCGTAGTCGCGTCCCGCCTTCTCTGGGTCTTCGGTCGCCTCGCGCACCCTCCCCGCCCGCTCGGGTAGCTCACGCGCTCTGGCTAACCGGGAGCCGCGCAACTGCGCACGCGATAGTTTACCCGCCGCCCCCATCAGCATGCCTGCGCCACGCGGATCGCGCCACATTAAGTTCTCGCTCAACGCCATCGCGGCTTCTATCGCGCTCACGTCGCGCTTACCCATCCCCAGCGCCTGTCGAATAAGCTCGACCATGCCGTTCCACATGGTCATCTTGCGCCACTTGGGGATGCCGATATCACCCGCCAGTTGCGAACTGATTTTCATCTTTTTAAGCAACTGCTGCATGTCTGGGTTTGTCATTAATCCAGTGAGAAATTCCTCGCGGTTGCCGAAAAAATAATGAATTTTATCCCATTCTTCCGGGTCCAGTTTTGCCCATTGTTTGGCTTCTAGGTGCAGCCGGTGCAGCAACCTGTCGAGGTCGGGGTTCTGTCGTATGGCGTGATATGTCGCCGCATGAAACACTTCGTGTATGGGAGCGTCGGATGAAAACGCGCTGCCATCCAAGACGATGTGGTTTCTATCACCATCGTAATAGCCCTCGACGCCGGGGTACAGCCGGTCTATATCTCGCGAAGAGACAATGTAAACTTTGACATCGCCCGCCATTGTCAAAAGCGCATCACGCAATCGTTTAAGCGGCTCGCGGTAAGCTTCGTCATGGTACTCTGGATAGAAATGTCTTCGAAGCAATTCTTCGGCGTCTGTCGTTTCAAACGGATGCACGGTGAACTTATCGCCGTTCTTGTCGGTCATCTCGACGCCTTCGGCCTCAGTCGGACGTGCGCCATGAAGATAAGTTTCCGGCCCCACCATCTCTTCGGGGTGCTCAAACGCCTCGCCGCCGTACTCTTCACCCGCCAGCGCCCGTTGTGCTGGACGCTCCGGCAGTTTAGGAGGGGCGCGGCCTCTACGCGCTTCGACCTTGAACCCGGTCGCCATCGAGTAGCCCTTGACGGCAGGTTCATCACTCTCGTGAGTAACCGTAGGCCGTTCGCGCGGCGCTTCCTCGCGCTCTATCGCGCTTCGTAGTGAGTCTTGCAGGCGTTGCACGCCCCGCATCGCGGCGTCACGTTCTTCCTCACCGATACTTTGGTCGCGCGCCATGCGCTTGGCAGCTTCCAGCTTGCGTAGGATATCACCCTTTGACGCGCCCTCGGGCAACTCGAATTGCTTGGCTCGCTCAGCGGCGCGCTTGCCAGCTTCCTCTGCACGCTTCTCAGTGTCGGTCTTCTCTCGTTTTTCCCCCGGAGCTTTAGCGACTTTCTCTTCTGCAACCCGCTCCTTGGCCTTCTCGTACTCTTCGGCTACGTCAGGTACGTCTTCTTCCCCCACCCTTCTTGCCGTATCGACATCCTCGGCGGCGGCTTCCTTGACCCCCTTGCCCGCTGCCGCAGCGAACTCCTTGCCTGCGGCGCGGCGCTCTTTGAGTACACCTTCTTTGGCGGCTTCACCCTTTAACAGATCGCGCTCGCGATCCAAGAAGCGCTTGTAGTCGGAGGTCTTGGCGACCTTGATGTCAGCGAGACGCTTGGCCTCGTGCAACAACACAGAGCTAGCCGAGTGCGCAAGCTCCGGGTCTTTGCGGTCCTTGAGCATCTTCATGAATTTGAAGCCACCGTCGTTGGCTTCTTTCACCATCTTTTGTACGCGCGCCTTGACCTGCTCGCGCGCTCCCTTGCCCCCCGATCCTCGGGCCGGATCGGGCGCATGCTCGTCGCCCGCTTGAGGCAGGTTGTTACGCACAATGTCGTCAGCGACGGCGTTAGAGGCGCGCATCGCCTCTTTCTCAGGCTCGCTCTTCTTGCCGGGCTTCTGTTCTTCGGGTTCCTTTGTCTGCCGGGTGACGGGCTTGGCGGGCTGCTCGGTCGCCACTCGTTCGGCAGCGAGGCGATCCGCCTCGGCTTGGCGCGCGGCGGCTTCCTGCTCCTCGGGTGTTTCGGAGCGCAAGACCCTTCCCTTGGGCGCTTCCGCTTCGGCAGTGGGGGGAGGCGTTTCCTTCGCCAGCTTGAGCCGCGCCGCCTCGGCGTCTGCCGCCTCACGGATTTTGTCAGCCTCGGATTTTTCAGCCGGGACGTAGCCCTCGCCGCCGAACTCCTTGGGGAAGATGATCTTGGCGGTCGCCTCGGTGACCGGCCTCACGTCCTTGCCAAGGCCCGCTTTCATTAAGCTGCCGTCAGGCATGCGGTAGATCGCCACCCCGGCTTTGTTCTCTGCGACCTTGGTCCCGCCCGCCAGCGGGTCGGGGGGCGTACTCTCTTGAGTAACCCCTGCACCTTCTGGTTGTACACCTTTAGGTTGTACATCCTCTGGTTGCTTCGCGATATCGGCCTTGATCCGGTCGCCTACGCTTGGGGCTTCCGCAGGGCTGGGAGCCGCCTCGGCAGCGGCAGGCTCGGCCTTTACAGGCTCTGCCGCCGCCGCTGCCGGTTGCGCTCCTACCACGGACTCTGCCGCAGGCTTCGCCGCCTGCGCGTCGATCTTGTCTTGCAGCGTGCCATCCTTCGCCGCCGCCTTCAAGCTGTCTTTAGTCCACTTGTTTCCTCGACTATGATCGTAGCGGACGACGCCTTGGTCGTCGGGCAGCTTGAGATTGCCGTAGCGCCACTTATCTGTAGTGATATCAGGGACTTGCGCCCCTTTGGGGATGATCATCGCATCGCGTGGGTGGCTTGGGTCCACAAGCTCCGCGTGCTGCGCCGCTAGGGCGACGGGATCGATGGGAGCCGCAGCAGGCGCGGCAGGGGTTGGCGCTGGCTGGCCTTCCGGGGCTGGGGGTGGGGGTGGTGGCCCGGCAGCGACTTGGGCCTCTGGCGGCCTTCCTTGAGGCTCCTGTGCGGGCACACCTGTAGGTTGTGCAACCGGAGGGGGTGGTTGTACAGGTGTTTCCTGTGGCTTACCCACGGGAGTAATAGGCTTGCCGTCCGTCGCGGCCTTAATGTCGGGGGTGATGGGTGAACTAGGGACGCTTTTTGTCCCCGTAGTTGCTTCGTCAGTTGGCGCAGTGGTTGGCCCTTTGCCCGCATTGCCGCGCACTCCCGGCTTAAACCCTTGGGTGTCAGAGCGTGTCGGCTCGGCGCTCACACCCCCTTGAGGGAGCCGGGTCTTACCGTGGAACAATACCCCCGGCAGGGAGAGTTCGGCCCCGGTCTTGAAGCCTTCGCCAAAGCTTTCAGCGATCTCGCCGGGGGCCACCGCGCCGCGCGTGCCTGCTTGCTGCTCGGCCTTGGCGGTGAACGCGGTTTGACCTGCCGCCTGCGCGCCTAAATTCGTGCCTTCAAACACGCCCCCGGCGAGCGCTTTACGCACGAGGCTATCGCCTACGATCTTGCCTACTACCCCAGAACCGCCAATTTCCGCAATGGGTCCGACCGCGCCCGACAGCATGCCCAGCGCGCCTGAGATTTCTGCCGCGTGGGTCTTGTTCAGGCTCTCTTGGGCGATGGCGTATTTCGCGTCGGCCTCCGACATATAGACGCGCTTGGCGGCGTAGTCCGGGTTGGCCTTTTGCAGCGCCGCGTCGTTCGCGTCAGCGATATTGCCATGCACGTCCGCCGCCGTCTGGCCTGCCGCCTGCGCGCCAAACCCCAGCGCGCCGCCTGCGATTGCGCCCGGTGGCCCCGCTATCGCGCCGCCCACGATGGCGGGAGCCGCCGCCCCGGCCATGCTCGGAGCCGCCTCTGCGCCCTGTAGGATGGGATGGCTCCAGAACCCCTGCTCGCGGCCCTGCTGACCGGCAGGGGTCATGCTCTGTACGTCGCGTTGCCCGAGTGTGCGCTCGCGCAACGCTTGGTCAGCGTAGTAGCGCTGCATCTCGGGCGACCCGGCGAAGCGCGAGCCAAACCCGCCAATGTCGGACATGCCTTCGTGGTAGCCAGCCGCCAAGCCCGCGCCCACGTCGCTCCACGGCACCGGCCCCAAGTCCCTCGGAGACGGACTGATGGGCGGGCCTGCGCCACGAATGGGCGCATACAGATCGTCGTCGCCCGCTTGCGTCGGCGGCGCAGGCGTAGGCGTAGACGCAGAAGCGCTATCGGGACCGACCCCGCGAATGGGTGCGTACAGATCGGCGTCTACGTCAGCCATCAGTTACTCGCGTGGGTAAGCCTCTCATGCGGCTGGACGGGGTACGAGACGGGGACCAAACTGCGGCACTAAGTTTGGCCGTGCGGGTATGCCCTGCGGACCCAACGGCAGGGGCGCAGGGTCTGGACCTCTAGGCGGCGCAGCCACCTCGGGCGGCGGGGCTTGGTTGCGCTTAGCTTCGGCGGCGGCGCGCTGCTTGATCAGCCCTCTCAGGTTGCGGTAGTCCTCGGTCGGCATCGCCATCTTGCCGCTGGTGACCCCCTCGCCGTTGTCGTTCAGCCGGTTGACCGTGACCAGAACGCGCGGCACGCCATAGGTCTTGTCGGCGCTCAACGGCTCGCCAGACATCTCGTAGTTTTTGTTGGTCACTGCGCCGGTCACCATGTCGGCCACCGCCGCAAGGCTCTGGGTGGGCGAGTAATGAAAACCGCTGACCAGCGCCTGCGACATGACGGTCTGCTCTTGCGCCGTCAGAAGGTTGTTGAGCCGGTCGATCTGCGGCCTGCCCCGGCTGTCGGTGTAGCCCAGCGAGTGCGCCATGATCACGTTCGGGTCTTTCGGGCTAGGCGTCTGTGGGTCGGGCGTCATGTTGATCTCCCGCTCCACCTCCTCGCTGGCGCGCGGCTTGGTCGAGTCCCACTCGCGGCTGCTCATCTCCTTGCCGGTTTCAAACTTCTGCCGCCCTTCCTCGCGCGTCGTCTCCATCGTCTGCGCTTGGACCTGTCCAGCGGCGGTCTTGGCGGCGGCGCGCTCAGCGCCACGCTGCTCTTTCGCTGCCGCATAAGACTGCGCCAACGCCTGTCGTTGCGAAGCGATCCGCACCGTCAGGTCGTGACCTTCGGAGGCAATGGTCTGGTTGACGGTCTGCATCGCCTCGCGCCAACGGGCGTCACGCGCCTGCCATGCCGCATCGCGCGGGTGGTTCGGGTCGGCAGGGAGGATTTCATTGCCGCCCAATATCGGATTGCCAGCGGGGCTGATATGGTTACTGCGGATCGTCGCGTAGCCGTCAGTCTCCTGCTTGTCCAGCGAAGCGGCGATCTTCTGAAAGTCGGTATCCGCTGCGGCTTCCTGTGCGTCGGGCGTAGCAATGTTAGGACCGGCCTGCGACGGGATCGCGCCGCCATGCCCGGTCGGCCCCCGCGCCAATAAAGAGCCATCGGAAGTGGGAGGAGGCGCGGCGGTCTGCGCCGTCGTGGTGTCGGGGCTGCGACCGGGTGACGGCGCAGTCGGCGCAGCAGGGGCGGCAGGCGCACCCACCGGAGTCAGCGTAGGCGCTGGCGCTGACGGCTGCGCGGGCGTTGGCATGGTTGCGTTGGCGCTCGGCGCATAGGGCCTGTCGGTCGGGCCAAGCGCCGTCTCTGACGCAGTGGCCTTGGCTTGCGCGTCGGCCTCTTTGCGCTGTTGTTTTTGTTCGGCAATGCGAGCGTCGTACTCGGCTTTCATCTCCGGGTCGTACTTGACCGCTTGATCCTCGTAGCGCTTCCACGTGTACGACTGATCCTTGAACCCCAGCGCCGCCGCGAGGATGGCGTGCGGAGCCACCATCTGCTGCCACAACGTGCGCCCATCGAGCGTGCTGCCCTCGACATGCACCATCTGACCGCCCTTGCCATCCGGCACCAGAGAGGCGACGATGTGCCTGCCATCAACCACGTTGGCGCTGGCTTCGTTGAGCGCATCGACCGCGCCCTTAAGGTCGCCGTCGTAGTACCGGCGCGCGGCCTCTTCACCGATAGGGGCGTTGGCGATGGCGCTGTATTGCATCATCGACGCCGCCATCTTGTTCGCGCCCACCACGTCGCCACGGTTCAGCATCCACAACCGCATGCCTTCCATGCCTGCGATCTTATGCTCGACGGTGTTGAGCGCATTGGCCGGGTCTTGGATATCGCCCGCTTCATGATAAGCAGCATGAGAGATCACCGCATCGCCATCCGGTTGCTTGCCGGAAGAAAAGTTCATCCGCGCCGTCTGGGTGTTTGGGTCGCCCGCAATGCCTGCGGCCTGCGCGCTGCCCAGCCCCAGATGCGAAGCGATCCACTGTAGCCCACCGGAGATCGCGTCAACCAAGCCGCGCGACGGGTTGCCGTCGTTGTCCTTGATCTGCGGCGTAAGCTGGTCGGTGCGCCGGTACGGCCCATGCTGAGCTTGCCCATCTTGGTTACCCGCTTGAGTAACAGGGGGAGCCGCCGTGTCGTCGGGCGGCGTGAAGTACTTGCCACCCTGATCGTACGCGCCCGCGCCCGCGCCGGGAGCCGCCGCCGCTTGCGCGCTGACCTGATCGCGCTGCGCGTCCTCGGCCTCGTCGCGCTGGTCCTGCATCTCGTCCATAATGGGCGAGGGCATCGCCGCCGCGCTCTCGTCAGGCACATCGCCGCCGTCATCAAACTTATACACCGTACCACCGCGCGCCATCGGCAGGGAGGGGATAGCGCCAGCGCTAAAGGTGGGAACGCTGGTCTGGGTCACCCCCTTGCCCACGGGTGCGCCTGCGCCAGCATAAGTCGCCGGGTTGTAATAATAGGGCGGGATTTGCTGTTGCCCCCCGGAGCTAAGACCGGGCGGCATGCCCAGCGCGGACGGCGAGACATCGCCCGACTGATCGCCTGCCGCGCCGCCGAGATCGTAGCGGGTGTAGTTCTTCCTCGGGGGAGGACGGCGGTTCCGGCGCGGGATCGAGCCGCCCTTGGCCGACAGAATGGTCGCATTGCCGGTGCCGGATATCTGGTTGTCGCTGGTGGTTTGCAGCTTGTCGTCGCCGCCAACGCTATAGTCAGTCCCTCCGGTGCTTGAGGTGTTGGTGAACCCTGCGCCGGTCGTGGCGTCCACGTTCGGGTCGTAGCTCTTCGCTTGGATCGCGTTCGGGATGCCGGGCGCACCCGTGGTGGTGGTCGCCGTGGGATCGATGGTGGCGATATCAACGATGGGCTGACCCTGATTGACGACGTTCTGTACCGTAGGCGCAGGCTCGGCAATCGGTGTCGGCGTGGTTGTCGTAGTTGGCCACACGGCGGCTGGCATGGTGGTCAACTGGTTCCAATACTGCATCGTATCGTTGCCGCCGGTCGGGTTCGTCCCGCCCGCGCCCCAATAGGCAGCGTCTTTATGCGCGGCGCTAAGCTCTTGCGCGAGAATACCCTGTTCGGTATTGGCCCATGCCTGCTGGTTCGGCGCAAGCTGGCTCTCGGGCGTGCCTTGCCAACCGCCCTGTAGCGTGGGGCCAATGTAACTGGGGCTGTTCATCGCCGCTATGGCGGCGTTGCCGCCTGCCTGAAGCCGCAGCGTCGGACGCGAGGGAATGCCGCCTCGGGCAAAAGCTTGGCGGCGTGGGATCGGGCCTCCCCCACGCGACAAGATCGTACCGTCGCCCGTGCCGGATATCGTACCGGGGGTAGTCTGGTTAAGCTTGTCGTCGGTGCCAACGCTGTAGTTCGTTCCACCTGTGTTAGAGGTGTTGGCAAACCCGGCCCCAGTGGTGGCGTCCACGTTTGGATCGTAGCTCTTGGCTTGGATGGCGTTGGGTACTCCCGGCGTACCCGTGGTGGTCGTCGTGGTCGGGTCAGTGATCGTCGTCGCCGCAGGCATGTTGGTGATGTTCTGCACCGATGGCGGATTGATTACAGTCGGCGTGGCGGGGGCAGGTGCAGGCGTCGGAGCGGGGGTTGCCGCTGGCGGTTGCCATGTGCCAGCCGTCATTGCGGCATATTGCGCCTTTTGATCCGGGGTCATCCGTGACCAATCAGTAGTCAAAGTCTGCCCGCCGATCCCGCCTTGCCCCGGACCATAAGAGGTATAGTACATTGAGTTGGGGTTGTGCAGATCGACTGCCGTCATGCCGGGCAAGCCGGTCATATACTCGTCCGCCGCCAGTACATTGCCTTGCAGCCCCGGCTGAGCCGCTGCGGCCTTTGGCGTATAGGATGGGTATTGCGAAGACGCAGGCGCATCCCCGCCTGCCGCTAACCCTATCGTCGGACGGGTAGGGATACCACCCCGATTAAAGCGCTGGATCGGCCCGCCCTTGCGTGACGCCGTGGCAACATCCAGATCGTCAGGACGAATAGGCGGCATGGGAGCAGGCACCGATTGCCCGCCGCGTGCGCCCTGCCCTTCCGACAAAACGATATTGCCAGATGGGTTCATCGTCGGGCCGGGGTAAGGCGTCGGCCCTCCCCCCGGTGGCGACAGAATTTGCCCCTGTGGCGGCGACGAAGGCGCAGCCTGCCCGCCCCCGCCCCCACCCCCGCCACGTTGTGAGAGGGGCGGGTTCGGACCAAACAGGCTACCCAGATTGAGCGCCGTCATCGTCGGCGGGCCACCGCTGCGCCCCTGCGCGCCACCCGCCTGATCGAGATTGGGCCGCTCAATTGGCACGAACCGCCCGCCGCTGGGTTGGTTACTCACTGGGGTAACCGGCGTGCTGGGTATCGCCCGCGTGGCGCTAACCGGCTGCGCGGCGCGCGACGGCGCGTCCGCCACTGACGTCCCCCTCGGCCCCTCCATCCTATTGCCTTCGCCGCCACCAATTGGCGTATGCGACACAGGCACAGATACAGGCGGTTCGGGGCGCACCGTGTTCTGCGTCGATACTGGCTCAGGCACAGATGATGGCGTAATCCCTACGTTCGGCGGCGCACCCGTGCGCTGGGGCGGACCTTGGATCGGCCTCGGTGACGGCACCGGAGGAAGCGCAGGTTGGTCTTCCTCACTCCACTGTCGTTGCCCCGCCAATTCCGGCCCGCGTTCGGGTGGTGGCGGCGTCAGTGACGGTGGTCGCTCTGAACTTTCATCCGGCACTGCAACCGGATCGGGCGCACTTTGTGTATCGACGCCACCCGTACGTTCGGGGTGCTGCTTGATCGGGCTGTCCAAGCTTCGCGTGTCGCTCGGCGCGACTCGATGCGCTTCCAAGTCCGCCCGCGCCCTCTCTGCCTCTTCCGGCGACAAGGCAATAGTGCTGTCGCCCGCCACCTGATAGGAGCCGGGAGAAGGTCCAGCTTGCGCCTGCGTCGGCTTGCCGTCATCGCCAAGAATACGGCCATCGGCGTCAGTGTGGTAGGTCTTACCGCCAACCTTTACGTCTGGCCCACCCGTTGCACCGACCTTGGTCTTCTCCGTTCCCGGCTTGACTGGCTTAGCTGTATCCGGTGTAGCCGCTACCTTGGTCGTAGGCTTTTCCCCGGTAACGTATCCCCGCGCCGCGTCGAAAAACCGCATCCCATTATTGCCGGGAGTAAAATTGGGTGACGACGGATCGGTTGACCACGCCTTCCAGCCCTGTTGCTGATACACCTTGTAAGCGGCGTTAAACGCACCCTGCGGATCACGCGCAGCGCTTACCATCTCAGCAGGCCACGCGTGCGGATTGATCTGGGTCAGGCCGATCTCGCCCGCCTTGCCAACTGCGCCGGGATTGCCGCCGCTCTCAGCCTGCGCTAGCGCCGCCATGTGCGCCGCGTCGTCACCCTTGAACCCGGCCTTTTCCGCCATCTTGACCATATCGGCCATTGGCACTTTGCCCGCTGCGGGCGTCTCTTGCTTGCCGCCGCCATAGGCTGTATCCGGCAGGGGGCGACCCTCGGCGTCAAGACGTATCCGATTGCCTTCGGCGTCGAGCGCCGCCTTGCTGCCGGGCTTTGGCTGGCCATAAGCGGCGGCGCGCGACTCGTAATAGTCGCGGCGCGACTTGTAGTAGTCACGCATGTAGGACAGCTTGATCATTGCAATCAGGGCGTCAGCGAAGCCCTTGCCGAACGATCCATAGTGTTTGCCCATTGCCATCAGGGTTACTCTCGTGGGTTAGGCGGGCATCATTTGTTGCTGCGGCATACCGGGGATCGCGCCCCGCGTTGTCGCCATATGAGTGGGCCGGGATACAAATCTTGGCTGTTGAGGCGCAACGTCGGCGGGTTCGCCGCCCACATCGCCGCGTTGGGCAAACTGCTGCTGCCCCCTGCGCGCCGCGTCGATCTGCTTGGCGAAGTACTCGTGGCCTTTCCACGTCGCCACGTCCTTGGGGATGACAAACTCGTTGGCGGTGAGCATCGCCGGAACGTCGTCGGTCACCGCGCCATTGGACGGGCTGGCGTGGGCTGGCACGCCGCCACCGGGCGTGGCGTCAGAAGGCAACGCGCCGGGCGGGTATTGCGCGGGCGGAATGGGAGCGGGCGGTATCCCGGTCGCGCCGCCCCCCTGTGTAGGCGTAAGCTGCGGATCGGCAGGCCCGCCGTCGTCATAGCCCCCGGCAGCGCGCATCAACATCGGCGCTTGCCGCGCCATCGTCGCGGCGGGGTTGGGTTGGGCTGGCGGGGGCGATATGCGGACCATGCCGCCCGGCATGCCTGACGGCGCTGGCGGTATGCCAGTGGAGCCGTCGCCCACGCTGCCGCCGTCGTCAAAGCGGGTGACCGGCCCGCCCTTGGCGATGTGCGCGCCCAAGAAGCCCATGCCGACCACGCTTCCCAGCGCGCTGCCCAACCCGGCCATCTCGGATGCGCCCGCTTGAGCGAACTCGGCTTGGCTCTGATTGTACCCGTTGACAGCGTTCACATAGCTGTTCATGTTGTTCGCGCCAGCGTTGAACCACGCTGTCGGGTTGGTCATAGCCGTAGAGCCTGTGGATAAGTTGCTCTGCGCTGTCCCTGCCGCCCCAGACGCCAGCCCGCCTGCGGTGCCAGCCGCGCCTGTGCCTGCTTGGGTCAGCCCTGCCGTCGAGTTCGCCAGCCCCATGCCAGTGTTGAGCGCCTGACCCTCCAGCCCCATTTGCTGCATGCGCAAGTTTTGTGCGGCGGTCGTGCCTGCGGCAGCTTCGGCAGCGCCCAGCATAGGTTGCGCGGAGGTGTAAAGCGAAGCATACTTGCCCGATGCCGGGTTCACCCCGTAGCTTCTAAGCGTCTCGGCAGCAGAGTTGATCCCCGCCATGCCCTGCTCGGCCACGTCGGACATGGCTTGGCCACGCGCCTCGGCAATGGCGCTTGGCGAAGCCCAGTTCTCGGCTTGGCCTGCGAACTGGGTTTCCAGCGGCAGAAAGGTACTCTCGTACTCCTGCCATTGCGCGGCGCTCTCGTCCTGAGATTGAGTGAGCGACTGGGTTTCTTGGGTAGCGAGATTGATCTGCGCCTGCTCGGACGCATCGACAAGCGGCTGCTCTTGGTTCCAGACCTGCTGCGTCCACTGAAGCTGCTGCTCGCCAAGCGCATACGCCTCCTGCGCGGCTTGCGCAGACGCCATCGCTTCCATCATACCGGAACTGTCTGCGCTGCCTTTATCGCCGCCCATCTTAGTTACTCTCGTGAGTTACTGCATCGCTCCGACCGTTTGCATCGTCGCCAGCGGCAGGTTGATATCGTTCGTCCGCTCCCGTGGCGCATACTCAATATACGGCATCTTCATGCTCAGCCACTTACACTCGTCGGCCCGCATGCTCATTAAGTACATGCCATTGACCCCGTCTGGATGGTTAAACACATCCTCGGCCAGATACTCGATCTTGAAACCTAAACGCAGATCGAAGTTGCGCGCCGCCACGTTGCGTTCCGGCACCAGCCCGAACATCTTCTTCACCATCAACTGCCGGAACGGATAGTCGAACGCCAAATAGAGCATCGCCTTCGACGCCCAGTGCTTGTTGAAGCAGGCGGTATGCACCTGACAGGAGCCGCCATTGCCCCAATAGTCGGTGTAGATGTTGCCGCCCAACAGCTTGTCGTTCTCGTCGTAGGACGCGATGCAGTGATGAATTTTCGGCACGAACTGCATATGCGCTGCCGCCGATATCGCCCGGATGGCATGAACGTCATCGATCCTAATAATCGTCATTCTCCTTCAAATAAGTATCAAAAGCAGGAAGACGATGTTTGTTACGTTCATACCAATCTAACGCTAGATTACACTCTACGCACAACAAACCACGCAATTTATTTGTCGCGTGGTTGTGGTCAACACAAAGCGCACGTCCACCATCAGATAGCCGCTTGTTACAATCGACCATAGCACACACGCCCTGTTGCTTCTCATACTGCGTATCTACCCAATCATCTAAACCAGTAATTTTATGCCGTTGCTTAAAATTCGACCGGCGTACAATCCTTCGATGGTGTTCCGGATTTGCCAACCGTCGCTCACGATGTAGCTTATTATCACACTGCTTACACCGCGACTGACACCCATCTGACGCACGCGCGTTATAAGCAAAATCATCTGCCGACTTTACCTCTCCACACCTGCCACAACATTTAGTGTAAGTAATCATGACACCCTCGTCGTCTTAACTTGCAGCGTCGAAGGGACTACGGGTTGCGGCGCTGGCGCGCTCGCCAATGCCGCTCGCGCGGCGGCAGCATTCCCCGCCGTGCCGACCGCCTGCTTACTGATGGCGATCTGGTTGGCGACAAATGTGCTCAGGCCCGCGTTGGTGACGAAGATTTGCGCCGCCGACGACGGCGTGTAGTTCGGGCTGGGCGACTGCGCGTTCATAATGATCATGGTCATCGACTGCTGGATCGCGTCCAGCGTGGCGCGCATCGACCGGGCGTCATTGCCCGGCGACGGAATGCTTGGGTAGATGCTCTTGCCAGCCATTTATGCAGCCTTCAACTCTTTCACCGACGAAGCGCACTTAAAGAACCGCAGGCCAATCTGCCCCTCAAATTGAAATTCCCATAGCTCAGCCTTGAAGTCGCCCGGTATGAGCAGCACCTCGCCCGACTTCTGAATTTCTCGCACCACCACGGGTCTACCGTCTGCATACACCCGGATGATCAGGTACTGAGTGGCAGGATCAAAGGTCTGCCCCTGATCGGTGTTTCTCGCCCCAAGCGTAATCGTCACCTCGGGCGGAACTTCAAACAGCACCATGAACGCTTTGAATAGCTGCGGCGCAGTAAAGCGAAACTTCTTGGTCTTCCACTGCCAGCTTCGCAGCGTCGTCGCCCCCGGCGTGCTTTGTGGCGGGTTCCATTGCATCACCGCCCCACCCTCAACCAAGACAAAAAGCTGTCCCGATAACTCATCAGAGTAACAGTTAATGACCTCGATGCCGGGAGGGGTAGGCCGCAAATAGGTAAAGGGTACGTTCGCCACCGAGTTGTCCAGCACGAACCCCAGATACCCCAACAGATCGACACTAGGAATGGGCTGACCTTTAATAAAGCTGGCGTAACTCGATCCGTACTTGCCCGCCGCCCACTGGGGAGGAAGAAGCGAGTAATGAAACTCTTTCTCATAAATGCCGATGGTGATGTTCTCAGTGCCGCCCGTATTCAAAAGCTGGATGCCGTTGGGCGAAGCGTAGTATGCGCCCTCGCCTGCACTGACGATAGAGCCACGCGAGATACACGGCTCGTTGGCGGTAATCTTCCCTATCGTCATCGTGTCAGGCGTCACGCCGGTCGCAATAAAGGGACTGCCCTCGGTCATCACGTTGAGCGAAGTACCGTTGGCAGTCAGACCCACAATGGGGTAGTCCACTGTCAACGCATATTGAGGAGGCCACGCATGCGGCAGGTAAGCCGCCGAGAACCACACTTCGCGCTCATTGGTGTACCCGGCTGCAATGCCGTTAGCCATCATCACCACGCCCTGCAACCCGGCAGGGGGAGGAGCAAAGCCGATGGTGCTGAGAATATTATTGCCGGTGATGCTGGCGTCGGATGCGCTATCGTGGATGGTCACCGACCCGACCGGGTTGATCGGCACCTCGGTAACCTGAAAGTAAGTGGCGTTGCCAGACGCGTCGGTGACCGTACGATACAACCTATAGTGACCGGGGTTCATCGCCCGCCCAGTATTGTAGCCAGCCGGGGGAGCCGGAATGACTATCGTCCACGTCCCGTTGCCGTCGCCTGACGCCACCGTCGCAGGCGAGGGTTGGCCCTCCTCGGAAAAGTCATTGACGTAAGTATAGACGTAAGCGCGCGTCTCAGGCAAGCTGGTGAGAAACTGAATGGTGTCGCCGGTATTGACGCCACCCGCCACCACGGCGTTGCTCAGCGTGATCTGTCCAGCCGCGTTGGCGATAGTCGCCACCGTGCAGCCAGTGACGATTTGGTTGGCGTTGTCAAACTGGAACGTGTCGCCAGCGACCACATTGCCGATGAGCGCGATGCTGACCGTCACCGTGGTAGCCGTGACAACCGATACTGTCGTGCCGGGGAACACCACTGCCGGATTAGAGGTGCATTTGCACGTCATACCCGCAACGATGTTGTTCGGCGCGGTGCCAGTGCTAGAGAAGGTCAGCAACGTTGACCCCAGCGCCGAAGCCAATGTCACCGCCGCCGTCAGCCGGTGGTCAGTCAGGTCAACGACGTTCATACCAACCGTGACAGCCCCCAGCGAGTTGGCGGCGAATTGCAAGAGTTCAGAGCCTACCGGCGTAGGCGCGGTGGTGTTCAGCACGATGGAAGACGACGGCGGGGTGACCGTGGTCGGGTTGGTCGGCGCGGGGATGCCGAGAATATAATTGGGCGACGGCGGATCGAGTTGCAGCCGCGCCAAGGTATTGTAGACCGGCCCCGGCGAAGTCACTGGCCATGACGGGTTCACGCCCGTGCTGTCGTATTGGTCGCTAGGAAAGAAATAGTATCGGTTGTAAGTGTCGCCAACTGTAGGGTTGCGGATGGTGGTCATGAACGGATCAGGAAGCTCCAGCCACAGCGACCCCGCGTCAGTAAAGTCGGGCGGGTTGTCGGTATTCAACGGTATCCGATAGACCTGTTGCGTGTCGTCGTAGACCCCATCGTACACCGCATTAGCGGCTCGAAAGCCGCGTACCTGCCCCCGGTACAGCCACGCGTTATTCGCTAACTGCGCGTTGTTATCCGGCAGGAGGATCGGATCGCGCAGCGGCAGCATGCCGCTGAAGTCAGCTACCATGATCGTCGGAACTAGAGTTACTCCTCTTCCTTGTCACTCTCGTGAGTAACCTTGTTGCGACGAGCCAGCATCTTGGCTCCATAGTCATGCTCAGCTTGGGTGCGCTTGGCGTATACCGACAACGCCTCCTTGCCTGCCGCCATCTCCGCTTCGGTCGCTTCGTTGACAATTTCGTCGTTCACGTTCGGAGGCGGGGCCATATTCGGCTTCGGCGGAATGCCGTGGATGTTCACCCGCGTCGGCGGCGGTTGCTCGGGCGGCACGGTCGCTGCCGCAACATGCGCGCCCGTAAGCGGCGCTGCGGGGGATCGTGCGGGGGGCGGCGCGACGTGGGTCGCGCCGTGCAACGGGTTGGGCCTCGGAGGTTGCGCCATTACTTCTTTCCTTTGGTGATTGTGCGGGTGGTGGTGACTTGGATCGGAACTTGCTCCGGGGTTTCTTCCGGCGGTTCGGGCGGCGCACCCTCCAAGGCGTTCACCCGGTCTTCAAGATCACTCACACGATCCTCCACCGGAACAGTTTCCGGTAGGGTCATCGTTGGCGCTTCAGCAGACTTCGGTTCATTGCCGTCGTCAAGCCACGCCAGATATTCCTGACAGTCAATGTTGTCAGGGTCCATCGGAATGAACGCGCCGTCCTCGTCGCGCTGTATTATACCGTCGTGAGGCTGATTTCGCATGTGATCCCAAACTTGTGTATAGGTCATGGTCAAAGCTCCGCGTTCGCTGTCCAGTTGTTCTGCCACTGCGTATATCCAACAGCACTACCGCCACCTGTATTGTAGAAAGAGGTTGGACTTACATTATTTACTGTAAGATTGCCAGCAGTAACATTTATCATAGAGACGTAACTAGGCGTTATAGTCGGAGCAGCACGCATAGCTACAGGATAGAAGCCTGTTGTAATAATAGAACCACCCGCTGTAGTATATCCACCTACAACTAGTGACCCAACACTGTAGTATCGCTGGCAATCCGCCAAAGACTTCGCCAGCGACTGCCGATTGTAGGGCGTTGCTATGCTGCCGACCTCCAGCTTGACGCCCGTAAACTGCATCAGCGCGCCATTGGTAGTGACGACGCCCGCCGCGCCGGTCGCGCCATTCACGCTGACGCTCTGCCACGATCCCGCTGGAGCACGTAAACTCGGGCCGCTGCCAAGATCGAAAGTGACGAACATCCCCCCGCCGTTACCGCTCATCGTCCATGTCCCGCTCGTGTCGCCGGGAACAGTGATGACGAATTTCTGCCAAGTGGTCGCGGCAGCGAGGGTGAAGGTAAAGGGGTAGCAGCGATTGTTGGGTGAGTTGCCGAGCGCGCCGGAATACGTTCCTGCGACGGAAGCCATAACCCAAAACGACAACGTGATCGGCTGCGCATTGGCCGTGCCGAATGCGAAGTCGCTGATCATGTCGGCTTCGATAGGTTGAAAGAAGCAAAAACTGTCAGTCGCCGCTGGCGAATAAGCCGACAGCGAGTTAAGGGTGATGACTGTCGGAAAGCCGTTGGGAGCCATCGCAGCGCTAGGGGCGGTATTCCAACTGAGCTTGCCCGGCTGACTCATGGCGATCCGCCAGCGATCAACCATGTATCCGGCAGCATTTCCACTCCCCGCGCGCTGACAAATCCGCATGTCGCCGTTGATGATGCGGTTACTACCAAGCGAATATGACGCCTCAATGAAGTCAACATACTGCTTAGTCGCCGGTTGTAGCGGCGCAGCCGGGTCACTCTGTAGAGTAATCGGCCCGCTCATCGTGCCGCCCGCCAGCGGCAAGTATGGCACGTTCAGCCCGTTCGATGTCCACTTGGTTCCATCCCACGTCCACGTCACGCCTGCGGCGGTAAAAGTCTGACCGACTGTGGGGTTGTTAGGAAAGTCGATCATGATCAAAGCTCCGCATTAAGGGCAAAGAGAACATTCAAAACGACGAGGCCAGCCGCCGTTGCGTTCCCGTTAGCCGTGATGGAAGAATTATTACTTGTTACACTGACCAACGTCCAATTACTGCTATTGGCGGTATTGAGGTTCACTGTAGTTGGAGCAGCGCGCATCCAAATTGGTGATAACGAGCCGTGGACGAAGGGTTGACCAGCAACTTGACCGGACCCTGCGCCGTAGATTTGTAGCAACCCCGAGTAATACCGCTGGCAATCGGCCAGAGACTTCGCCAACGACTGCCGGTTGAACGGCGTTGCTACGCTGCCAACCTCCAGCTTGACGCCGGTCAGGTAGAAAGTTGCACCGTTCGTCGCCACGACGCTGACCGCGCCGTTCGCGCCAACGAAATTCCCCGCCGCCCATGCGCCAGCGGGAGCGCGGTAGGTCGCTCCAGCCCCAAGATCGAAACAAAGCCCAAACGCAGCGGCGTTGCCGTTCAATACCCACGTCCCGGCAGTATCGCCGGGGATGGTGATGACGACCTTCGTCCAAGTGTCCGCAGCGAGCGTAAAAATGAACGGATAAGAGCGCGTGGAAGGAGTTGGATAATTGCGGATTGCACCGCCAAATGTCCCAGCCAAGCTTGAGAGCGCCCAGAACGAAAGCGTCACCGGCTGCGCGCTTGCCGTTCCCCAAGCCAGATCGCCGACCATATCGGCCTCGACCAGCTGCGTGAAGTAGAAAGCATCGCTCGCCAACACAGCGTAGGCAGACGAAGAAATAAACGAAAGGTAATAATTGAACCCAGCTATTTGAATAGGCCCACCAGCATTAGCAAGAATACGCTGCCACGTTCCCTTACTCGCCTGCGATGGGCCATAGAGCCACCGATCAACGGTATAGCCACCCCCTGTCCCGCTCGCGCCGTTGTTCCTCTGATCCCACCGCATGTCGCCGTTGATGATGCGATTGTCATTCATCGCCACCGGCAAAGAGTCAACATATTGCTTCGGCACTGACTGAAGTGGTGTTGTCGGGTTACCCGGCAGAGTAAGCGGGCCAGTCAGCGTACCTCCAGAGAGCGGCAGATACCCCGAAGCCAACACTGACGCAGCGTTGTTCGCCACCACCCACTGCGACGAGTTAGCGTCCACGAACCAAACGTAAAGCTGCCCTCCTACGCTGTCCCACCATAGGGTTCCCGGTTGCGGATTACTAGGCGAGTTGTCGCCAATGCCAACCGAGCCGCCGATCTGCGCCCAATTGGCTGGAGTAAAGGAACTGGGGCCGACAGCAGTCACACAACGATAAAGCTGCCCCGCCTGAATGGCGAAGTCGCCAACATTATAGCTCGCCGCCGCGCTAAAAAATCTTACCGCGATCAAGTCTTGCGCCGCAGAACTTGCGTTGATCACACCAAGCTGATTGTCGGCCCAGTTGACATAAAGCTCCCCCGGCTGACGCCCGGTCGGGCGGCTCCCTGCTACACTGGAACGAAGAGATTGAACGCGTCCGGTCATGGCTATCTAGCCCTTCTAGTACGTGCCGCAGTCAATATTGGCATTGGCAGAAGCATTATCGACATACTGTTTCGTAGCCGCTTGTAGATTGGCGCTAGGGTCACTCACGAGAGTAAGCAAGCCGGTCATCGTCCCGCCCGCCACCGCCAAGCGAGTGGTGTCGGTCGGATGCACATGGTCACCACGCGAAAACGCAACAGAAGCACCCGACGCACCCGCTCCATTCATTGCAGGCACAGCATTCGACGCCACCGGCACCGCGCTGGCCAGCGCGTAGGGGCCAAGCGCTGCCGTCACCTGCGCCGCTGTCTGGTAGCCGGAAGGGTTGCTCGCGGCGTAGCGCGACGTGTCGGTCGGATGCACGTGATCAGCCCGCGCCCAGTTCAGCGACGTACCGATGGCGTTCGTGCCGTCCATCAACGGGAAGCTAATCGAGCCAAGCGGCACTTGTGTTAGCAGCGCATAGGGCGCTAACAGCGAGTTGAGTGTCGCATCCCAATCAGTAATATCAGTGTGGACGATATGCGACCATGTAGCGTCTATCCGCACATAAGCCGTGCCGTCGTTCGGCGCTTCCGGCACACCTGCACCACTGGCAGTCGGCACCCACAGACCGTTCTGGCGCGCATAAGCAGTGCCATCGTTCGGCGGCTCGGGGATGGGAACTGCCCCCCAAGCTAACGTGCTTGAGGTATTGTTCGCGACAAGAGGTTGTCCTACCTGCCCGCCAGCAATCTGCATCGACTGCGGACCATTGGGTACAATAAACCCCGGAACACTGATAGCGCCAGTAAAAGTGCCGCCCTGCCGGGGCATCAGCAACGCCACCGACGCTGCAAGTTGCGCCGCAGTAGTGTAGTTCGCCGGGTTACTCGCTGGGTAAGCCGCCGCCCACGCGCCGTCTTGACGACCGTACAATGTGCCATCGGTCGGCGCGTCCGTCAGCAGGTCCAAAATATCTATCGGCAACCACGCCCGATTGTTGCGAGCATAAAACTGGCCGTCAGCAGGAGCGTCAGATTGTATAGGGGTCGCTAGCCAGTTGCTGTTGCTACGCGAATACAATAGCCCAGTCATTGGCGCTTCAACAATGTACGGCGGCAATGCTATCCAGCCGCCATTGTTGCGCCCATAGGTATTGCCATTGACCGGCGCATCGAGTTGGATCGCGTCGGGTTGCCACGTGCCATTATAGCGCCCAAACCGAACCCCGCCGCCCGGCGCTTCCATGACGTATTGCGGCAGCGAGTACCACGCATTGTTCCGACGCGTGTACGCCGTGCCATCAGCAGGCGCGTCAGATTGGATAGGCTCGACCACCCATGCGCCGTTATAGCGCCCATAAATGAGACTGCTGAGCGGCGCTTCCGGCACCAGATTATCGGACATGATAATCTGCCAAAAGAAATCCGTGCCGTTCGTCACCCACTCATACAAAGTGTCGGCGGTCGGATCGTACCATTGATCCATCACATTCGGGTTCATCGGTGGGGCAGCGCCCCAGAAGTAACGCACGGCGCTGTTCACATAGCCCTGCGTCGGCTCTCCTAAAGGAAGTTGTGTGTAGATTTGCGGCACCGGATTGATCTGCGAGCAGTCACCCGCCGCCGAAGGGATATTGATCGTCAAAACGTCCGTGCGCGCGTTGATATCCACGTTGGTAGTGAAATTGATGTTGTACTGCTGCCCAGCGATCCCGCCGCTAACCAAGAACGTCACGATGTCGCCCGCGAGGTCAACCTTCGGGTAGCTCACCACCAGCGCCGGATTGCTCGACACGTCGATGGTAAAACTGTAACCAGTGACCGTATGCGGCGGGGTGACATGACTAAAGTCAACGATGACCAGCGTCTGGTCCTTAATTTGCTTGACCAGCGGGCCAAGCGTCAGCGTGCTGTCAGCAAAGAAGTACACGCTGTCCGTGTTGACGACGCCGGAAGGAAGCACATAGTCCATCTCACAACCCCGCTAGTGGTGCTGGCGGCGTAGGTGGCGGCGGCGACAGCCACAACATGAAGATTACACTATCAGCAAACGGCGCTTGCGCAAACTCAACCACATCCACCGAAGCAGCATATTGCAGGGTCGGCTCCTGCCACACGCCATCGACCGATACCAGCAAGTTGTTTGAAGTCTGAATATCGACTTCCGTGCCGTCCGTCGCCGTCAAGGTAAACTCGACAGTGAACCCATCCGGCGTAATCGGGTTCATCTTGACGATGTTCGCGCCGTAGCCGCCACCGCCGCCAATCGTCGCTTCCTCCCACCACGTCGTCAGGCCGTTGGACACGTAGTCATAAATGTTGCCAGTAACCGAATTGTACCAGCGATCCAGCACGTTTGCGCCAATTGGCGTCGTCGCGCTGACAAAGAACCGGGGCGCAGTGTTGACGGTCACCGAACCGTCGCCGCTCACGCTGCCGGGCGGCGTCTGCGGCAAGGAAAGAACCATGCAGCCGCAACCATCGTCGCCCAACACATTCACCGTAAGCACGTCAGAACGTATCTCGCTATCAGCCAGCATGGCGTTAATGACAATCTCGTAAGCCTGCCCGGCGATCCCACCCCCGACATAAAACGACAGCATAGTGGACGTGCTGTCGATGGCGGCAGTGTCAAGCCATAGCTGCGGCTCGCCTCCCGGCCTAACCCGGAACGAGTAACCCACGAGAGTAACTGAAGGCGTAAGGCTGCTATACTCCACACTTAGAAGGGTGCGAGCGTCAAGCGGCTTGTTGTATGCGCCAAGCTGACCCAACGCGCTAGCAGTGAACAGCGTCGGATCGGCTTGCTGACCGGGGATCAAATAGGGGTAATTGATTGGTGCCTCCTCAAGTAAGCAATCAACTTTTCAAGTCGGCCAACATCATCCTCAACATGCCCAAGCGTAACGTTGCAACGGCGGCACAGTAACTCACGAACCTTACCTGTCTCGTGATCGTGGTCAACACATGGTTGCTCCCACTTATTCTCCAACTCAAACTTATCCCCACATGCAGCACACTTATAAAACTGCACTTGGAGCATTGCGGTATGCGCTTCGACAGTCAATCCATACTTACTCTTTAGCTTCGCCTTCTTACTAAACCTAGAGTGCGCACCCGGATTTTTCGCATGCCACACTTTGTTCGCAGCATTTTGGCACACCTTGCACTGCCGATGACGGTTAATCGAATAGAACTCCGTTCTCGGCTTTATCTGCCGACAAGTATTACACTGGGTAACTGGTATAAAAGTACTCATAGCTCAACCAACATATCCGGTATAACTTCCGAAGTAGCGGAACCTACTGTTCCACCCGGTGGGGAAGTTCCAGCGCTGTGCGCCGTAAGTGAACATATCGCGCACCTCGGTGCGCGCGAGGCCCACCGCCTCGTTGAACTTACGCCCGTGGTATTGCGATCCCGGCACGGAGGAGTAAGGCTTGCCCGGTTGCAGATACAATTGGGCCAGCACGCCTGACGACAGCCCGGAGAGGTACTTGTCCATGATCCAATCGGGCGGGGTGACAAAACCGTCCGGGTCGGTCGGATCGCAAGTGTTCAACGCCACCGTGGCGATCCACGTCTCGTTGACATACGGATTATCGAAAATTCTTAGGATCGGACACTTGCCGGTGTTCAAAAGTGCCCCCGCGCGCCGCGTCCGAAAGATCGGGTTCTGAGCCTCTGTATATGGCTGGTTCTCACTCTGCGTCACCGAGAGGTACTGGGGAGGACAGGTCGGAACGTAGTGAGCAGGCCAAGGCCCATTAGGCGGCGGGGGCGAGCGCGGACGATCCAACGCCATCAGCCGGTTGACCACGACATTCTGTCCGGTCGTTAGCTGATAGTCGTTGGTCTGCGGAACAATATAGATCGGTAGCTCAAGCATCCATATGTTGGTTCTCTGAAAGAACTCCTTCAGCGTATTGAAAATCTCCATGCGGATAATGCCATCGAGCGCACCCGGCGCTTTCATCCGCACCATGTCGTTTAAGCGCGCCATGTTGGTGGTGGTCATCGCGCCCTCATGCCGCGTTCAACGTTACAAGATGCTGCTGGAGCTTCGCCATGAAGCCTTGCGCCCGCGCATCTTGCGTGTCGGCTACATCGTACATTTGCAGCCAGCCGGGAATGAACCAGTTCAGCACTTGGTAATATTTGGTTGGCACCGGGACCATCGTCCCTTCGCTAGTGCTGTAGCTGCCATCGGTGTTGACCACGATATCGTCGGTGGTGTATGGCCCCGGCACGCCATCGCCAAAGTCGCCCTTGGTCAGCGGGCGCTGGTATTTCAAGTCGAGGAACATATCGGGGCGCAACCGCCCCATCTCAGCCAGCGCGATATTAAGCGCACCCACCACATCCGCATCGGGATAGCGGTAGGGCGAAACCATATCTTGCAGCGTCAGCCGCGCTTGAGCCACATAACTTGTGGCGGTGAAATAGAACTGCGCCACAACTTACTCCCAAGAGTTAGCCCATCGTGTAATCAGCCCCGACGCACGGAAGGCCGTGTGCGTCGGGGCCTAGCAGGTACTGGGAGTAGCACTACGGGAGCGCTACGGACCCGCCTGCGTCACGATGGCTTGGCAGATCGCCTTATTATCGAGAACCTGCCTGCCATACACCTGCAACCCACGCAAGATTTGACCGAACGTACGTTCCGAACGGATCGTCTCGACGTTGGTCATCTGCGAAGCGAAGGTCAGCCCATGCGCGTGACCGCCATAGATCACCCACTCGCCCGCCGCCAATCCGGCAGCAACGCCGAACGGAAGCAGGTTGGATGCGTAGATGGTGAACCTATCGATCTGGCCGAACTTGCCGTTGCGCAGGATAGAAACCTGATCGCCCGAGACGAACACTTCGCGCAGTTCCGAACGCTTGAGTTGGAACGTCGCCCATGTCGGCATGACGATCCAACGCCCCGTCTCAGGGATGTTGAGTTCGTCCAGCGCCTGCCCGATGCGCAACAGCACGTCGATGATCTCGACCTGCCCCGTCGCCGGGTTGCGCCCCACCGTCGCCACGGGGGTGCCGGTGACGCCGAGGTTGATGTTGCCCGAGATCGCCCCAGCCGCCACGCCCATGTTGGCGGGGTTGGCTTGGTTCATCAGGAACAACAGCACGTCGGTATCGACCGTGATCTTCATCTGCTCGGACGCGTCGTCCGCCCAGATGGAGAGGTTGTTGATGTCCGACTGCTTCTCGATCACGTCGTCAAGGATCGCGGCGAAATACTTGCCTTGATCGATGGTCAACTCCACCGCATTGCCAGCGGGGCGTTGAAGGGCCAAGTCGCCGTTGACCAAGTAGTTGTTGATCACCAGCGTCGGCTTGGTGCGGATTTTAACCCGGTCGCCGTAGCTTTTGATTTCGCCTTCGTAGTCGGTGTTGCTGATCGCCGCCAGAACCGTGGCGGCGTAAAACTTTTCGATCAGCTTACCCGACCAGATTTCGGGGATAAAACCAGCAGCTACATAGTCAGTCGAAGTACTACCCGGAGGGTAGATAGGAGGGGTTGTGCCGGAACCGGCAAGTCCGAGAGCCATTTGTCATCTCCGTTAGGCTCGATTGATCCTAACGACGGATGATGCGCCCCTCATTTCCCGCTGCAAACAAAGCGGCTTCGATTGCCGCCGCCTCTGCCTCTCGCCCGGCATACCTGCCAGCCGTCTTATCGCGGTAAAATTGGGTAACGTCCGTCGCGTTGAAGATCGGCTTCTCGGGGGGGACATTCGTTTGCCCCGTCTTGGCTCGGCCCGGTGCTGCGAATTGCATGAGGTCAACCTGCGGGGTGGTAGGGTTACCCACGTGAGTAACCGCCCCGTTGCCCGGTTGCTGACCTGCGCCGTTCGCAGGTTGTCGTACCGCCACATCAGATAGGAAGCCTCTGAAAATGTCCACAACCTGACCCGTCAGGTTTGAGTTGTGAGCAGCATTCAAAAAGCTACGTCTCGTCTGACGCGAGATCGGATCAATCTGATCCAGCCACGCGCCAAACTGTGGGCTATTATTTATCGCATCCCAGTTCGGCACCTCCTTTGCTAGGTCTTCGTACATCTTCACGCGAGCGTCGTAGACGACGGTGTTCTGCACCCCGCCAACCTGACGCTTCACCTGTTGAAGCTCTTGAGCGACTTGCGCCAGCAAAGGCTCGTACACCTCTGCCGCGCGCCGCCCCACCACATCCATCAACTCTTGACCAAACTCGTCAATCTCTTTCTGCGTCACCCGTCTGCCGGGTGGCGGGGGTTGGACATTAAACCTTACCCCCGATCCCTCTTGCTGAGACGGCGGGGCGACCTGCGCAATCAGCCGCTGCATGTCAACGATCTGCTGGTTCAGCCTGCGCTTCTCTTCGGCTTCGCGGTCGTAACGCCCCTTCAGCGACCGGAACTGATGCTCCCAATCCTCTGGGGTTTGGGGCGTTGGCGGGGTCGGCGCGGGGGGAGCCGTAGTCTGCGACTGCACCGTGGTCAGGCGCGGATCGCCCGGCTCGGGCGGGCGCGGATTGTGCGGGTCGAAATTCTCCATAATCACGCCGCTCGGCGGACTATTCGGCACTGGAGGGCGGGCGGTTGCGCCAATCGGTTGATCCGCGCCAGACGCAGCGTTGGCGGCTTTCGCCTCCTTGGCTTGCGCAATCAGCGCGTTGGCGCGCTCTGACGCGGCGCGCACCCCGTCAGGAACCTTCACACTTTGGTCGGGCGCTCCCCGCTTGGTTGCGCCACCGACTGCCTCATGCCCTTGGATCGTGTCCGCCATTTTACTTCTTCAGTTTGTTCGCCAGATTTTCGATATGGATAAAGTCGTCCCGCAAATCCCGCATCCGCCTGTTCTGCCCAATATTGATCTGCACCTCATGTGCAGGAGCCGATAACGACCGCTCGTACTCGTACAACGTAAACATCTTGAACGCTTCTATGAACGTCGCCCACGCATCCGGGCTAACCTTACTCAGTGAGTAAGTCGCCCTGATATATTCATCCCGCTCCTCGCTCACGTCGTAACCCGCATCAAAACACTCGATGAGGCTTTGAGGTATTGAGGAGCGGCGGGCCATGCTCGATAATCTGATCCATCAGGTCAGGCTTGTCTTTCTTCTCGCCCGGCTCCTCCTTGCAGTAGCAGTTGGTCATGATCCGCTCGGGGCCAAGCCCAACCACCTCCTTGCCGGGGATGCTCCACAGCCCGGCTAACTGCTCGCGCTTGCCGCCCGCGCCATAGTCGTGAACCCCGATATCGGTGTCGCCGCATTCTTTGTGATCTTTGCGTTGCTCAGATTTCTTATCCATCCACATTCTCCCAATCGTCCGCCAGCAGGTCGGCCTGCGAGCAAAGCCACGGCACCACATACCCCTGTGCCGTCTTCATGTCCACATGGGCATGGTAGTCGATCTCCTTGCCGACCAACTCGGGGCATGCCTTGCCCATCGGCCTGTCGGCCTCAACGGTGAACGTGGAGCCGGGGACAAGAAAGAGGTACACCCCCTTGCCGTTCCACCCCGCGCGCCGGATGCGCCCGCCACTCAGAAGCCGTCGAACCGCCTGCCCAATATCCATCTTGTCCCCCACGTACATCACAGTTCCTCAATGATCGCGTTCAACGCTTCCGCGATCTCCCGCGTCAGCGGCACGAAGCGATGGTAGTCCATGTTGTCGCCGGGCATCGCCAGCAACGGAACATCCAAACCCTGCGTCATGATGATCATATTGATATACTCAACACACGGACGCAGGAAATACAAGGGCATGCGCTCGTCAATGTTCGATTGCGCCGGAACCAGCACCTTGGAGCTTTCCAGCCCAAAGCAGTACTCCAAAATCTCGTTGGTCCGGTCGCATATCCGCGCCACGATCTCCCGGCGCTCACTCAGACCGCAGTCCGCGTGAACCACCGCCAGCGGCGGCTTGGGGAAATTTCTAAGCACCACGTTCATGTCGCATCCAGCGTGTTCGACACCACTGACAGCGTGCCGCCCGCATTAGTGCCGGTGGTTCGACGTGAGATGGTGTTGCCGCTGTCCGCCGCGACAAAAGTATAACTCACCCCCGTCGCCCCGGCGATGTTCGCGCCGCTGCGCAGCCATTGGAACGTGAACGTGGGCGAGCCGGTCCACGTGCCGTTGGTGGAAGTAGCGACAGAACCCAACGCGCCAGTGCCGCTGGTGAACGAAGCCACCGGCAGCACCGTGTTGGTCGGCGCGGGCGGCGGGGTAGAGAGCTTAGCTTGAACCGCCTTAACTACCGATTGAAAAGCGCTATAGTCCAGACTGACATAAGTCGGGATGGCCGCGCCGCCGCCAACCCCATTCGCCCCGGCAATGATCCGATTGAGGAACAGCACCCAATTCGGCTGCGTCTCCCCGGCAGTGGAGGCGATAATGCCCTGCACTGTCCCGCCAGCGGCAACCACGTCCGCCGCCAGTTCCGCCAGCACGGCGTTACGGGTGCCGTGGTCCGTATTGTACGGGATCGTCATGTCGTCACCCTAAAAGTTTCTGCCCGTGAACAGTACGGGAACGAACGGGACCAAATCAGGAACCTACGCTACACGCATGGATTGAGTTAAAAGTCAACCCTCTTGTGAGGCTTTTCCACTGATATTCGGCACCTTCTTACCCGCGTGGCCCTTGCCGAACATCTCGTTGGAGCCGCCACCTTCAGCCATCCGCACGCCTTCGGTGTAGGCTTCCTTCTCCGGGCCGATCCGGTCAGCCACCTCGCCCGAAGCGCCGCCATTGCTGGCCTTGCCCGATACGCCCGACAGCGCCTCGTGCGCAGTGCCTTTCTCAAACATCTTGCCAGTGCCGCCCTTGGCGAAAAAATCGGGCTTCTCCGACCGGCTCATCTCTTTACCCATGTTCCTATCTCCTAGATCGAGTTCCAGTTGAAGGTCGTCATACTGGAAAAAGTTACTCACGTGAGTTCGTTACTCGTGGTCGCGTCCACCCTTGACACGCGGCTTGGTGTCCGCGCCACCGATACCGACCGCACCGCCCTTCTCAAACCGCTTGGCGGGGCCACCCTTTTGAAACCCGCCTGAGCCGCCCATACCGCCACCGCCGCCCGGAGGACCTAAACCCCCGCCGCTGCCACCCGGCATGGGAGGAGGCGCACCCGCGCCCATCGGCGGCTTGGGCGGCATTGGACGCGGCGGCGGGGCAGCGCCAATGCCAGCGGGGGGACCGCCAGCAGGCTTACCCGCCATCATCGTCGGCGGCGCTCCCGGCTTACGCCCGCCGCCGCCCATTTTTGCTGCGCCCGGTCCCTTCATTCCTCTGATCCTTGGCATCTGGGTTACTCCTCGTCCTCGTCCACGAGGGGCGGCAACGAGCGCCGTTCCTCCACTGGCAAGTCTTCCCACTTCAGTCGCGGCACCATGCTGACCCGGCCCTCCGTCTCCCGCCACGACGCAGGCACGCCGGTCAGCATGCGGTAGGCCCATAGATCGACCTCATCGAAGGCGTAACAGATCAGTTTGCCCACTCTGAGCGGGCGCGGCCCTGATTGCCCGCTCTCAAACGCGTTCAGTTTTTCCGTGGTCAGCGCCTTGCCAAACCGTTGTCTGAGGTACAAAACCGCGTCATCTGACGCGATGTAGCCAGACGGGATCGCTTCCGGCCATTGCTCGATCAGCGGGCGGCGCGCTTCGGCTTGCTGGCGTAGCTGCTCGTCCTTCATTGTGGACCTCCCGCTATGGGCGCACCGCCGCCCGCATTGGTGTTGACCAAGTTTGTCCTCGGCCCTTGATCACGGGTCTGCCCTTGCGGCTGACCGGGCGGCGGTTGAGGGGGTCCACCACCGCCCGGCGCACCGCCCGATGGAGGCCCTGCTTGCGGTGTGCCGGGCTGTCCACCTTGTCCGGGCGGTCCATTTGGCCCCATCGCATGCCCAACCATCCCCTGCTGTTGGGCCATCATTTGTGCTTGTTTTTCCTTCGCATCCATCTCTTCGTCAGATGGCACGATGTTCTCGCCGGGTAACCCAATTTCGGTAGCGACATTGCGCAACACCTGCGCCCGGCCCTTCGGTCCAATGATCTGCATGTCGATGGGGTTGCCAGTCAGTTGCAGGAACTCAAGCTGACGGGCGCGTTGGGTTTCGCGCTGTTGCGCGACTTGCACACCCAACACCCGCACCTTTTCTTCGCCGGTCAGTATCCCCGTCTCGTCGGTCAGCATCACCATGTCGTACAGGCTCATCAGCACCGGCTCGATCACGTCCCGGTCGATGTTGCTAGCGACAGTCTGAAGTATCTTGGAACTGTTCTGCATCAGCATGCTCAGCCCTGATGCAGTGCGCCCCAGCCCGCCCGCAGGCGGGTTGCCGGTCATGAACTTCGGGATCGCTGAGTGTTCGTCAGCCAAACCAGAGAACGCCATATAGACCTGAAGAAGCTCCTGAGAATTGCTAGCAGGCGAGAAGAACTCGACCGCTTTTTCGGTGTTGTTCCCGAACGGATCAGATTTGACATGCCAGCGCTTCCACGGGTACATCTGCTCGCCATCCTCGCCATCGCTCAAGCGATCATCGTTGATGACCGCTTGAGGACCGGAGGAGATCGAGAGATTGTTGACCAGCGACCGCAGGGTCGCATTCATCACACTTGAAATATCCGCCAGCAAATCCGGCAGGCCATTGCCGCAAGGATTGCCCGGAACCTTCTCGAAACTGGTGGCGTAATATTGGTGGCGCTTGCGCGGCGAGGGGGCAAGCTGGACCTTAATGATGTGCCGCCCAATCAGCCACGCGTTGATAAAGTAGTCTCTAAGCGGGTCGGGAATGAGGGTGGGGTCCATGCCCAGATCGAGAAGATATCTTCCCTGAGCGTTACCCTGAAACTCTAAGCAAGCGATCAAGCCCGACTGATTGAACCTTGGGTCTTCGCGGCTTTCAAGGATGGCGCGCTCGGCGTCGGTCTGGTCCCAGTTATCGACCAACCCTCCTCTACCGTACTCGTCCAGCACTGCCCGCACTTCGTCAGTGATGAAGCCCGGTAGATCGAGAAGGTCGTTAATTTCGGCACGTGTGAGGCGCGAGCGCTGAACAACGTTGGCATCGGCTATATCCGCAACGCCGGGGGTCCAATAAATGTCGAAAGGCGATACCCGCTCCCAGCACAGCATCGGCACGTCTTGAACGATGGGCTTGGCGATCTGGGGTTGCTTGGGAGGAGTTCGGGGAGGCGTGCCGGGAAGGTTACTCCCCTGAGTAAGCGGGGAGGGTGTAAGTGAGTTACCTTGCGGCCCCTGCATGTTGGGTGGAGCTTGAGGCGGCGGGGGCATTTGGGGAGTCCCCGACCACGGCGCTACGTCTTTCGACCACTTCACCTGAGTTTTAATACGAACGGTGGGGCCTTTAATCACCGCATAGGGGAACAACGGCAGGTCAACCAAAAACTCAGCCAAGGCGGTGTAGAACCCGCCCTGCGCCAGCTTTTCCTCCAACTTGTCTTCGGCCACCTTTGCTTGGTCGGAGGCGTGGCGCTTAGCGAGGTCGCGCGCATCCTCCATCATGTCTTCGTAGCGCTGCCTTATCGCGGAGGGATCGGGCAGCGGAGGGGGCGGCGGGGGTGGAGGAAGACCCGCACCTTGACCGGGAGGTGGAGGTATGCCCGGAGGTATAGCACCCGTATGCATGCCTTGAGATGGGCCGCTTTGATGTGAGGGGATGCTTGCATCCACGAACGATGGGTGCTGCCCTGTAGCGGCTCCGTATGCATGCGCTGCTGCCGTGCCTATCGCGTGCGCTTGCTGGGCCTGCGCCGCTTGGAAATGCGCCTGCACCGCCTGCGTCACTTCGCCCGAGATATGCTCGCCTATCGCCTGCACGATCTCGTCGGGAACGTCGGGGTCGGGGCTAGGCTCTATACCCCACGGGCGGTCGGTGCCTAAATACACGTCTCTAAGAAGGGAACTGGTTCCCCGGCACTTCATCGCAATAGTACGGGCGTAAACATTACTCCCGCCAAAGCGTTTGATCTCTTCGATGATGTTGGGTTCGTACACCCCATCGAACGCGCGCAACGCTGCTAATAGACGATCCGACCAACCGCGCCCCACGGTGTCGCGATGCCGACGCATCAATGTATATTGGTCGGTTACGAAACCGGCTAGACCTTGCGGAGGTGCGTTCTCAGGTGGCGCATAGGCTTGCGCCCGCGCCGCATCCATGACCTGTTGAGCTTGCGCTGTGCCGTCCCGCCCTACGACGCGCAAAGCCGGTGCGCCCGGCAGCGCCGCCATCCCGTCTATCCTTAATCACTTGCCACGTGAACATAGGAGGTATACCATGTCGTCATATCACTGTCAAGAGGGTGATTAAAAAATGTCTTCTCTGACCATTCACGACGAACAACTGCTGCGCGAGTTGGCGACCGGCATCGCTAAGGGGGTCGAGGACGAGGATGAACTGTTCAAGCGACTAGGGTTTACACGCGAAGACTACAACGAACTGGCGGAAACTCGCACGTTCAAACTGATCCTCAACCAAGCCACCAGCGAGTGGGAGGGAGCGAGCAACACCCACAAGCGGATACGTTTGAAGGCGGCGGTCAACGTCGAGCAGGCCCTGCCGCATTTCTTTCAGGAGATGACCAATCCGAAAGAGCCGCTAAGCTCCAAGGTGAAGGCGTTGGAGATCGTCGCCCGGATCGGCAATTTGGGTAACCCGGACGTGCTGCCACCGGGCGGGGGCCAGTTCTTCAAGCTGGAGATCAACCTCGGGCAGGGGCGGCGCGAGACGGTGCTGATCGAGCAGACGGGGCCGGGGGAGAGTGAGACTTACTCGCGTGAGTTACCCGATAGCGTAGGCGCGTCAGCGTACGCGACGCGCGATGTGGAGGACTCCCGCCCGCGCATCAGCGCGATATGGAGAGATATGGAAAAGGAAGACCTATGATGCCCAAACTCAAAGCCATCCCCCGCGCGTTGGAGCCAAACCAGAAAATAATCAACCTGCTGCGCGAGTGCCTGCGCGATGCAAAAGAAGGCCGAGTGCATGCACTCGGTTTGGCGGTGGCGGTGGTCAGCGACGACCCTGACTCGGATGGGGCGCGAGCGACCGAGAGCATCCTGTCGTATACGCCGGGATGGGCGCACTCACTGGCGTGCGCGGTGAACGGGCTGGCGTTTCGCCTCAACTACGAGCGCTACGCACACGGCTCCCCTCTGCCAGTGGCGGAAATGAAGCCCGACGATGAGTAGGGAAGAAGTCGAACACCGGATGACGATCTACTCGGAGGACAACGACCCCCGGCTTGAGCCGGGGTTTGTTGCGCTCCCTCGCGCGCCTAGGTCCATGCTAGAGAAGAAATCGGTCGCCGCGTCGGGCGTCGAGGGCGTAAGCGATCCACCACCCGCCCCAACACCCACGCGTAAGCCCCCTGATTGCCGGTGACCAGACAGACATATTGCAGGCAGTCCGCCACGTCGGACCACGGATGAAGCTTTTCCGGTACGGTTTTTTGGAACGTCCCTCCAGATGCGTCGGGAGTGACGGCGAACTTGTACTGGCCGTTGAGTGCGGCGACTAACGTTGGACATCTTGTGCCGTCGATCAGGATGGCGGGACCGCCCGCGACGTTGCGCCCGAAGAAGCTCTCCACACCTCGTATGCGCGGGTCAAGGTCGTTCGTGGGCGCTGGCTCCGCGTTCAGTCCGCAGGACTTAAGCAAATCGAAAGCATTGAGTTCAAACAGACTGTCTCGGGCCATTCCGGTGGGGTCTCCGACAAGCACAAATGGACGGCCAGCGTATCGCTGTTGTAGCAATACTGGAATGAGATTTTGCCGCGCATGCAATTGCAACCCTATATTTTCACCCGTAGGCCCCCTGCCGGGAACCTCCTCTAGGACCAAGAGACGGCCAGAGTGGTCGAGTTGCGTGATGAGGGACCAAGGAGAGCGCCCGAAATCCTGCCCAACCACAAGCATGCGGCTATACACAGGGTCCAGAGGAGTGGGGCTGACGTGGTAGTCGTACTTAAAACTCTCGGCAAAGACGGCAGCGCCAGAAGGATCGCGACCAAACTGCGACCAAACATAACGGCGAACGTAGTCAGGGGAACCCACGCTAAGAAGACGATTATAGTAACCACGACCCTGCTCAATACGCCTCGGGTCATCCTCGGGGAGGAGCATCGTCTCGGCAGTCTGGTTGAGGTGCGCAAGATTTTCTGCTTCATCAGTATGACCCCCCGGTTGGTGGAACACCTGCCACTCGGGCGGCGGCGCATCGATGAATTTCGCCCACGGGGTGTGAATGATCGGCGCGTTGGTGTCCATCCAGATGCCCGACCACGTACACGCCCCATACTCATTGTTCGGGTATCTGCCGACGCGCCCCGCGATATCGCTCAAGATATCCACGTCGGTTTCAATACACTCGTTTATGAATGCGCCGGTTAGCTGTAAGCTGAGCAAGCGTTTAATGTCATCCGGTTCATCGAGAGGGATAAAAGGCCATTCACTGTCTACGTCGCCAAAACGAAGATAGAGAGTAGACTCAGACACCTTCCAATCCGCGAGAGGACCGAACCATTGCCTAATGTCTTTGAGGATTGTACCCTTAAGGTCTTTAAGGCTCTGGCGGATGATAGCGAACCGGGTATGGCGTAACCCATCTTCACCGGGAGCCTGTTGCGCCATCCTTCTGGCAGTTTCTACGATACAAGCTGTACTCTTGCCAGACCCGACCGGGCCCCAGATTAACCGCCCAAAAGCGTCACTTTCTATGAACCGTGCTATCGTCGGGGGCGCGGTGTACACCCACGACTGCTTCGTGTTCCCGGTTCTCATTGCGCCACGTCCCTACTCACGGTCCTTACTCACGCGGGTAATCACGGGCTGATGCGCCCGTGCTCTCCCTGCGCCATACCAGCGCTACTCCCGCCGCCGAACCCCTTAATTCGGCAGGGAGAAGAAACACGAGAACCCCCGCCCCAAGGGACAGACATCTTGGGAACGGGGGCATACTCGCGCGCTTCTGTGGTCTTTGGCTTTCACCTCTTTCGAGTACGATCTCCGGTATACCGTGATCGTCGTACGTCAGCCGTTATTGCACCACAGGCGAACCGTCGCTACGTGGCAGGAGCTTGGGTCCGCTGGGCAAAACATATAGCATTGTGGTTTGTTCCTGTCAAGAGGTTGAATAGTTTTGACGACTTACTCAGGTTGGGTAATGTACTTGCGGATACTTGGTGAATACTTGTCAATGGGTAGTTCTACGGATTTTGGGAAATTACGGATAGTGGATGTGGGTAAGGGGTTGGGGGACCAAATATATTACAGATTGAGGGAGGTTTATATGGGGGACCAAATATGTTGCGTGGTCACCTAAAAGCGCCCACCCCGGTGCCACCCCCCGGTCCAGATGGGGTAGCCACCCCCCACCCCTTACCCCCGAGAGTAAGCTGTCGGCTAGCTACCCAACATCGAGAGCGCTAGTGGATAGACCCAATTAGGTATTGGGGTCGCGGACAGTGATCACGCCACATGTGTGGTGTGCGATGTCCTCCGCGCCCTCTAACGCCCGAGGAATGGTCGGGTAGGATGTATCGCCGTGGGTCCGACCACGCGGGCATCTGAAGAATGACATGCTGGGCCGGGCTAAACCATAATGCCCGGACCTTAGCATGTCAAAACTTACTATCTTGAGTGATCTTGAGAGTGAGCTTTGACGTGCTAAGGAGAAAAACTATGAACTACTACAAGCAACAGCAGCGCGCCTTTACGATTGCCCGTAACTACGAGCGGTCGCTGGGTCGCGCTGAAGGTGCGCCCTTGATGCTTCGCACAATGGCCGCGCCGACGAAAGATCGTATCGTCGGGATTGTCCAGACGATTGACGTGAACGCGCCAAAGCGCAAGCTCGTGAAGTCGGGTGCGCGCATGGTGCGGCGCGTGAGCTTCAAGTGATGGACGACCGCACAGAACAAGAGTTGGAGCGCTACGATGCGCTCCAACGGTGGTTAGACGCGCTTACTCACGTGAGTAAGTGAATTTGCGCGCTTTGGGGGGTTACTCACGTGAGTAACCTTATTCATGCTATTCTTCCCCCGGACGCTTATGAATATCCGGCAGGGCGAAAAAGTTAGTAAAATCAGGGTGTTATCATAGGTTTGAGTACACTATATAGTGTAATTCATAATTCATAATAATAATAAGGCTCCTGTAGAGAATTTTTTGAAAAAGAAAGTTTGCACTATGGGCCGTTTTACTCTCATGAGTGACCTATAGCCCACACTTCGCCAATATGAATATGAATATAGCCCTGTGTAATTCATAAAGCTAACGATATCAATGGGTTATAATTCAGTGTTCATACGAACTACATTAACTGAATTAGCTAACCCATTGATATAGGAGTGTCGTGTGAACAAGACTTACAGCAGAGACTATCAATATAAGCTGCTCAACCGCATGATCGCCAATGCCAATGGCCTTCAAGCGTGGGCTGAGCAGCATGGCACGCCAACACAGCGCGCCGCTGCTGCTCAACTGGTTCAAGACTTACTCAAAGCATGGAGAGGAATTATCGGTGGCCCAACCGTTTAACATCTCATATCGCAAGGTAGGCGGACTTCGCTTCGTTAAGATCGGTCGCCTCACCTTCATGTGGTGCGTCAGCCGCGCCTATCGTCCACTCTCTCCTGCCGGATCACGGCGGCAATCGAAGCGCGGTAACCACGCGCACTCGCAACTCCTACTCACTTACTCACCTGAGTAATTCACTCACCGGCGGGGAGATATATATCTCCCGCACGGCGCGTACAATAGGAGAACAACACACAATGCATATCAACGTTGGCGACCGCATTGAGTTACCCGTTCACTACGATTGGTGGATGCGCGGCGCGCGTTATGGCGTCGTCACCTCCAAGCGCGGCGGCAAGACTGGCATCGCTGCTTATGCCTATGTGAAGCTCGATGCGCTGCCGCACAACGCCCGGCGCGTCAAGCTATGGGCGGTGGACTGGCAGCACTGCAAGCGCTTGTCGTATCTCGTATAAGGGCCGCGCGATAGACCGACGCGCTAACAACCTGCGCTCTGAAATCAATCAACGAGTGCAGCGCCAACACAGGAGGCGACCATGCACCTCGCCAGCTAAACACTGGCGCGACAGCAAGAGCGTAACTCAGCATTGATAGCGTCCACGTCGGCACGAGCAGTCGAATGGGCGCTATCAGTAGTGAGTTAACTCAGGAGAGTAACTATGCGTGATCCAACGCATCAAGAGATGTTTGACTTCCTCGCCAAGACATGCGCGGGCAGCGAGGACATTCGCTTCGATATCGAGGAGGCGATCTATTGGTTTGCGTGCCACTACCATAGTGGGCAATGGTCTAACCTCTATGCCGCGCTATGTCAGTCCGAGTTCAAGCCCGGCATGAATACCAACGGGCCGTACGAAACGTTCTGCTACGACTGCCTTGTCGATGAGTATGCCGGTGGTGGCTCGTAGCAACCACAGCGCGCACCAACAACTATCAACACGCCACACGTGTGTCAACGTGTGTAACAATATCCGCTTGACATGCGTGCGCGCGTATGCTTTACTCTTCCCACTGCCGGATATTAACAATCTGGTTATGGATCGCTGGTGACGAGCGTTTACAGTCACAGAAAGCATGAGGTGTTCCGTATGGTTAAGAAAGCATTGGCGACCGGCAACGAGGTTGAGATCGAGGACGAGAACAATCCCGAAGCGGTTGTGGATCAGGAGTGGAGTGCTGCTGATCCGAACGCGGTTGCGCCCGAGAACGAAGTCACTCAGGAGAGTGAGCAGGCGCAAGCCGAGGCCGATCAGGAGGCCGCAGGCGTCAACGTCAACGAGGCCGACGAGAAGCGCGCCAAAAACCGGCAGCGCCGCAAGCTGATGAGCAAGATCGGCGAGATCGGCGAGGCGTACGGCGCTGGCAAAACCAGCATGATCGAGTTGGCGCAGGAGGTCACCGAGGCCGCTGTCAACCGTACGGTTGGCGAGTCGGACGCGGAAGAGTTGTACAAGACCTTCAAGGCGCGGGCTGACAAGCGCGCCACCACCGATGCCGGATTGATCCCCGACGACGAGGTGGGCGGCGACCCCGAGTCGCTCACTCAGCAGGTGAGCAAGGTGCGCACTTTCATCAAGTTGGGCAATGGCATGGAGGAGGCGGTCGATATCGTCTCACGCGCCATTGGCGTCCACCTCACCGCCAAGGCTGCTAATCCCAAGGCGGTGATGAAAGGGTCAACCTACACGGTGTTGGGGTCCATCGTCACCGAGCAGCTTCGCGAGAAGTACGCGGGGCAACCGATGACCGACGAGCAGATGCACAAGCATATCGCTCGCGATGTCACCGAGTCGGGTCCGACCACGGCGGCGACAAAAGTGCGGCAGGCGCTCGATGCGGCGCTTAGCGCGCAGAAGGGTAGCCACAGCGACAAAAACTACCGCGCTCCCTTGGTCAGCAAAAACCTCGATGACGCTATCGACGCGCTCTACCGGGCGTTGGGCGATGCGTCGCCCGAGGCGCAGGCCGCGTTCGACAAGGAGATGGCCGAGGCCGAGCAGAAGCGGCGCGAGGCCGAGGAGCGCGCGGCGAACAAGGGTAAGAAGGCGGCTTAGCCTTCTTACCCACAAAGGTAACCTCGCGTCCCTCCCCAGTGACGCGGGGCTTGGCGGCGGTATCATTAACTTGGTGCCGCCGCTTTTTGTGACCACAACTATCAACAACGCGCGTGCTAAAATGAAACGTTGACGGCGTACGCGCCTCTTCATAGCGGCCCCATATCTACTTGCCGCAAGTAGACAAGTCACTCAACAGAGTAACGGTTCACTCGCAAGACTTGCGCTCCGTGCGCAATGCGCGTTTGCAACCATTCATTGCCGGAAGGCGCGACAACGCAACGTCGTTAACAAGCTGGCTCCCCTAGCCGCACAAGGGCGTTCCACCTGTACGACAAACAGGCCGCTGGCAGACCGGAGATAGTCTGCCACTTTCCTTCTAACCCACGAGAGTACCATGCGCGCCCCAATGCACATCTTCAATCGCATGCCGGTTAGACGACCGGACGACATGCCGATGACGGCCACGGTCGAGCGGCAGCGCAAGGGCGTGTACCTCGTCACTCTCAAGTTCACCAAGTCGGGCCGCATCTATGACGAGTTGTGGATGCACGTGACGACCGTGAAAGCTGCACGCGCGGGAGCGCTCAAGCTGTACCCAACTCTGAAGTGGAGCAAGAAGCGATGACCAAGAAAGACTACATCGCGCTGGCGTTGGCGCTTAAAGCGAAGAAGCCAGTGTACGCGGGCGACATGAAGCATATGGACTACACATACCACAGCGAAGCGTACGGCATGTGGAAAGACTGCGTGATCGCAGTGGTTGAAGCGCTCGCTGCCGACAACCCCAAGTTCAGCAAAGGTAAGTTTGTCGCCGCGTGCGGCGTGCCGAACGCATTGGACAAATAAGATGCTATGGCAAGTGACGCTCACCGTTGAGGTGGAGGCCGACGACCACGAGGGCGCGCTGCGCGAAGCGTGCAAGCTGGACGACAGCGTGGTTTGCTGCTGCGCCATCCCACTCAGCGATGAGGATCGGCTGCGATGGCACATCGCCAACTATCACAAAACCGACACGCCCGAGCACGACGAAGGCGAGTAACGCGAGTACAACCTATAAGTGTGTTGACAAGCGTTGACACGTATGCTATGCAATCCTGCGTGGCATTACCCAAGGGAGTAACCGACGAATGAACGACATAGGCAACACGGCGCGCGATGCTTTGATCGCTCGCACCGTGCGCTGGGCTGAAGGCGAGGGTTTGCATCCACGCGCACTCGACTACGCACGCAAGTACGCGAACCTCACCCATGCCGGGTTGAGGATCATTTCCGCCTACGAGACGGCGGCGGATAGCGGCGACAAAGCCGCCATCGCCGTCGCGTGGGAGAACACCATTCGCTACATGCGCACCATGAAGCCCGCTTTTGAGGACAGCGGACGCAAGGTCGCATAAGCTTTACGTAAATTCATGCGAGGTCTACGAGATATTATGTAAACTTGCATGAAACTAACGACGGCTCTAGCACCCCCGCGTGAGCCGTCTAGGGGCGGCAGAGACAAACAAGCCCCCCGTCTTTGCCGCCCCGCTCGCGCCCTGACGCGGGCGCACTTTCTAGTGTTTAACCCCTAACCCACGAGAGTAACGTACCCATGAAGCTCAACCAACTGGAAGCGCGCTTGCCTGCGATGTACTACAGTGCATTGGAGGATGGCGGGCCATCGTATCTGATCACCTCCGATCCCGGTCGAGGCAAGACCTCGATCTTTCGTCGCTTCAAGAAGATCATGAAGCGCGTTGACCCCGCTGGCAAGTGGGGCTTCGCCTTGATCAATGGCGCGAACTTCACCCTGATGACCGGCATGGGGTTTATGATCCCGAGCAAGGACGCCAAGGGGCAGGATGTTGCCAAGTTCACCCTGCCGTATTGGTATCAGGACTACGATACCGGCGAGCCGCTCGATGAGTTCAGCGGCGGCATCCTGCTCATTGACGAGTACGACAAGCTTGGGCTGGACGAGAAGAAGATCGTTGGCGAGGCCGCGCTCAGCAAGATGCTGGGCAACCGCAAGCTGCCGCCCGGCTGGGTGGTGATGTTCGCGGGTAACCGGCTGACCAATCGTTCAGGATCGACGCGCGATCTTGACCACATGATCATGCGGCGCATCTCGCTGGAGGTGACCGACGACGTGGAATGCACGGTCGAGTACTTCAGGAGCATCAACGTGCTGCCCGAAGTGATCCAGTTCGCGGAAGAAAACCCGCAGCTTCTGTTTGAGCCGCAACCCGAGGATCAACGCCCGCGCTGTTCACCCAGAACCCTGCATCAGGTGGACATTCATCTGCGCAGCCTCATGAGCGCGTTCGACACCAACGAGATACCGACCGACCCGCTCACAATCGAAGAGATCAACGGCGGCATTGGCAAGCCTGCCTGCGCGCAACTGGTCAAGACGATACGGCTGGGTCAGGAGCTTAAGCCTTACGAGGAGTACATCTCCAACCCGAAGACGGTTACTCTGCCGAGTAAGCCCGACGCGCAACGGCTGTTGAGCTACAAGATCGCGGCGCGGGTGACGCCCAAGGATGCGGCGCAAGCGCTGGCGTTCATGGCGCGCATGCCGGAAGAGCATCAGGTTATGTTCGTCCGTATGGCAGTGCAACGCAACTATCAACTGGCGTTTGAGCCGCACTTTGCCGAGTGGTGCGCCAAGAAGACGGCGCTGATTGCGGTACTCAACCGCTACAAGGTCGAGGATAAGTGAGTACGCTCTCGCGGCGCGTCCCCAAGCACCTGCTGCCCATCGATACCGTGCCAAAGCTATTCGAGATCAAGCACCGTTCGATGCGACTGCGGCGTCTCGCGATTGAAGTCACACTATCCGAAACCCTAAGCTCCATACGAGGTGATCAGATGCGATGCGTATTCGAGACAAGACTGAGCGTGGATATCGACGTGAACGATGACGCGCTTAAGAAAGCGTTCATCGATATGGTGACGCAGACCGCGCGCAACATGTACGGCCCGACCGTCATGCTGGCGAAGAACGCGCCGACCATCAGCGTGAGCATGGCCACGCGATCCGGCAAGCAGGATATCCCGCTGTTTGAGGTAGTTACTCAAGAGAGTGACGATGGCGACTGAGCGCGAACCCATACCGCAGAAGTGGGTTGTAATCTTAGTCATTGAGGTTACTGCTACTGACCCCGACACCGCAATGACTGAAGCTATGCGCTGCGACGATAGCGATATCGTCCATAAATTCTGCTTTGTCTCTAACCCAAGAGAGTAACAATGCCCCTCGTTCAAACCGATCTCAAGTCCCCGGTCGCTGGCGACAGCGGCAGGTGGAAGAAGCTGAGCCTCGACGCCATCCGCAATCAGCTATGGGCCGAAACCAAGGCTGGCATGCTGTGGGCTGTCCCCTCCTATGCCGACATCTGGCTAGCGATGATGGTGGATCGCGACGGCGAGCAAGCTTGGTTCACCGACCAAGTGGACACGGCGGCGACCGACGACAAGTTCCTCTACATCAACATGGACTGGTTCTTCAAGCTGACGCTGGACGAGCGCCTGTTCGTCGCCTGCCACGAGATCGCGCACGCGATGTACGGCCATGCCGGTCTGTTCTACATGTTGCAGAAAGCCGAGGAGATACGTTACTCCGATGGGTTAGTTCTCCCGGCTAACGGTGAGTTGTTGAACATCGCTGCCGACTACGTGATCAACGATCAACTGGTTCAAGCCAAGATCGGCAAGATGCCTGACGGCGGACTGCACTGGCCCGGTCTTATCAATGGCGATATGGCGGTGCTGGACGCCTACCGGCTGCTGTACAAGATCAACAAGAGCCGAGGTCGCAAGCCCGGTGACAAGCGAGGTGAGCAAGAGAGCGACCAACCGGGACCGGGCGGTAAGCCGGTGGATGATGCGTGCAAGCGCACGACCAAGGCTGGCACGACGCAAGGCGAGGGCAGTGGCAAAGCGTTCGACAAAGTATTAAAGCCCGGTGGTGGTTCCGGCAAGAAGCCCAACAAGGCGATGAGCGAGCGCAGCCAAGCCGAGTGGGACACGACGGTTAACGCGGCGATGGAGAGCGCCAAGCTTCAGGGCAGACTGCCCGCCAACCTTGAGCGGCTGTTCGTTAAGCGCCTTAATCCAAAAGCGGATTGGCGCGATCTCTATCGCTTGGCGGTGAGCCGCAAGATCGGCAATGATCGATACACATGGGATCGGTTGGAGCCGCAACTGATCTATCGCGGGATCGGCGCACCGGGGCGCGCGTCGTTCGGTTGCGACACCATCGTGATCGTGGTGGACACGTCTGGGTCCATTGACGAGGATACCTTCGCGGTGTTCATGGCCGAGACGACGGCGCTGCTGGAGCAGGCCAAGCCGAAGAACCTCGTGTTCGTTCAATGCGATACCGACATTCAAGAGTGGACGGAGATGGATGGGGTGAGCGATCTCTACCAGTGCAAGCTCAAGCGCGGCGGCGGCACCAGCTTTGTAGCGCCATTCGAGCGGGTGGCTAAGGAGGGGCTGGAGCCTGACCTTCTGGTTTACTTGACAGACCTTTACGGTGACTTCCCCAATGCGGCTCCGAGGTATCCAGTGATCTGGGGCTGCATCACGGATGCGGGCGCACCGTGGGGTGAGATCGTTCGCGTCCCGCCGCAAGTCGGTAACTCAGGAGAGTAACATGGATAAGAAACCAATATCAAACACTAAGATGGCCGTGCAAATCATTGGCACAATGTTGTTTGCTCCCATCGCTCCGATCTTTCTCGCTGCCGACATAGTGCGGAATGCTTTACGTGACGAGGCAGACTTAACCGATGGTAGCATATTTGGTGAGTGCGAGATAACCGAGTATGTCGAGCGCAAATTGTTGGGAGAGTAAGCATGCCTAAGTACGACGTGCAGATATGTCAAGAGGTGTGGAAGTACTACCGCATCCACATCGACGCGCCTAGTGTAGGGCTAGCTACCGCCAAGGCGGAAGACATCTTCCGCAAGACTGGTCTGCTAGAGTTCACCTATGAGCCGGGTGAGGATGACGGCCACGGAGCGGTTGTCGTTGACTGCACGGAGATGGAAGATGGACGACAAGACTAAAGACCCGATGCCATCGTGGCCAGCGAAAACAACTATCACGTATGGCGATGCGGAAACGCGCGGCAAGCTACGGCACTGGAAACGAAGGCTGGGCGAACACTACGACGCGTTTGAACGGGTGTTCCGTAAGCCTGATCGGGTGCAGATCGTGGCCGACATGGTGCGCGGCTCGACCTCGACCCGACGCAAAGCGTTCGATAAGCTGCATGCCGGATGGGGCAAGGCGGCGTTTCTGGAGGGTGTTACTCTGGAGAGGAACAAGGCGCTGGCGATCTGGTCGTACCTCAAGCCACGCAACTCCGTGTTCGTCAAAGCTGGTGACACCGTGACTGATGCCGAGCGCGCCTCGTTGACGCAGGACTGCGTATGCGTGAACTACATTGTTGCTGGCACGCATCGCTGTGAACTCGCAGACGGCTTGTGGACGCTGGAGGTGCCAGACCATGCGCTTGGGCGGGCAGTCGAGCGCAGCCAGTTTCTAACTCCCGAGGCGATCATTCGCGAGGCGCACGTAAACCTGTTAGCGCTGCCGATGGAGCGGATGAACGATATCCACTACATCAAGGCTGGGCCGGGATGCTTCGCAGGCGCGCTGATGGTCGCCAAGGAGGTGACCTACACCATCTCCACTCACGTTCGCGTGAACACATGGCTGGCGAGTGAGATGATGGGCGACGACCAGAAGCCAATCGTGGAGGTGGGCGAACCCGGCAAAAGGTTAGGCGATACAGTGCTGCTGCCACGTCCGCTGTGGCCGGATCGGAGGAAGGCATGACGTTAGAACAGAAGATCGAGGCGCTTAAGGCGTTGCGTGGTCAACACGACCAAACCATGCGCACCGAAGCGATCAAGATCGAGCATGGCGTCAAAATGATCAAGGGCATGACGCCAACGGCGCGCGACCTTGAAGTGCGGATCAAACGCCTTGAGGACGAGCTTCACATGCACCGCATGGATGCATTTACCGATGACTAACTCAGGAGAGTAAGATGCCAACCAAGATTGACTTTGGTGCGTTGACCGAAGAGCAGACCAAGGAGATCGCTGTCAAGGCGTTGCAAGAACTCACCGCCGAGGCCATTGCTGAAGTCATTAAGGAGGCTATGTCCGTCGAACAGTTCGACGCGGTCGTAGCCATCCTAGACAATCCATAGCTCCTGCCAAGGAACTCTGGTCGGCAGCGGGCGCGACGGCACCGGCTAGGTAGCGACCCAGTGTGCTTCACTGCTGGGCAACGTGGAGCCTTCAAGACGTGGTTCGGGTCTTTGGCAGGTGGGTATCCAACCCCGTGAAACTACGTAAACCGTCGTCTTTATACTTGTTCCCCCCTAACCCAAGAGAGTAAGATGCATGCCGCCCTAACCGCCCTGATCGACAATAAACTGAACGCAGCCGCAGACTTCGTTCTTCGGCACATGCCGGTCACCCTATCGACCGACGAAATCTATGAGGGCTTAGTGGGTGAGCCGCATGTAGTGGCGGCATTCAAAGAGGCAGGCAAGTACCTGCCGTCATCGTCGCTCAACCGCCGCATCACCATCAGCATCAACAGGCAACCCTTGATGGCATCGTTGCGGCTGGACCCGACTGAAAAGTATCCCGTGTTCCTAATGCCGAAGTACGATCTCGATGTTACTCAGGAGAGTGCGTTGGGGCAAGCGTTGGCAATGTCGCTCAACGTCGCGCGTGAGTGGGAGATGCTGACCAAGACGTGGGAGAAGTTCAAGGGCGCAGTGCCTGATCCGCATGTGCTGGGCTTCCTGTTCCCGTGGCTGCGCGAGATCATGTTGGACTTCAGCCTAGCCAACATGGAGTTTTTGCCGACCCGCAAACAGGAGCGTGAGCAGATCGAGCGCGAGGTGCGCGCCATCCAACGACGCACGTCACCCAAGACTTTCCCGCGTCTGAGCATCGAGCTTAACCGGGTGTGTCAATCCGGCAAGCGCCTGTTCGGACAATACCGGATGCTGGAAGCGGCAATGTCCAACGACAGTCTGACCCGCGCACCGTTGAGCATCGACCGGGCGACCAACCTAGCCCCGGCATGGTTGGCTGAACACATGGACGAGTGCATCTCCGATTGGTTTGAAGAGAAGCTGGCGATCACGCGACAGGACGGCAGCGACATGCTTAGCACTTACAAGACGGGCAACCGCCGTCACAGACTCTAACTCAGGAGAGTAAGTTGGCAGGGTTCACCTACAAGAGCTATTCTTTTCAAGATAAAGACCCGATCATTGACGAAGTGCGCACGATGGTGGGCGATAGTGGCGCATCTTATAAGTGGATCGAGGAGCATTCCGGCGTCACGACTACGACGCTCTATGCTTGGTTCGGCGGCAAGACAAAGAAGCCGCAAGCCGCAACTATCAACGCGGTTGCGCGGGCGCTGGGCTACAAGCTTGGCTTCGTGCCGAATGGCGAGGCGGTCAAATTCATACCGCCCATGCCCTTGCCGATCAAGACCTCAGTTCGGCACGTGGTGCAGATGAGCAAGTACAAGCGGAGAGCGAAGTAACTCAGGAGAGTAACAGTGAGCAAGTACAAGATTGGGTTTGTCGGTGAGGCCGAGGTGCTGTTCGCTATGATGGCTAAGCTGCTGCCGATAGACCACGTGACGGTGGAAGAAGTAGCACCACCCACGCCGACGCCACGGCCCACGCGCGTGCTGGCGCAGCAGTTGGTCAGGCACTTGGATGCACCCAAGGCTAAGCCCAAACAATACAAGCGTGAGCCATCCATCCCAATGGACTTGACCAAGGGGATCAATCGGATCATACTGGAAGCGTTGGCGCATGGTATGGCGCGGCCTGCGACCGATTTTAAGCCCTTGCTTAAGAGGGGCGGCTTCTCCGCAAACTCAGTCGGTTCGCGGTTGCAGAAGCTAGAGGTGAAGGGCGTTGTCGAACGGATGGGGGACGGCACGTGGAGACTGACCGACCGCTACTTGCCCCCGAGCGCCATTGCCGAGGCTGGCCCAAAGTAGAGGTTAAAACCTTTGTGGTCGAGACTGACCAAAGCTGGCGCTTTTGTATTGAGCCAATGGGCTACCGCGATGCTGTATGGGAGCGTAGCGGTTACGTGGAAATTATTGTATGGAGACGCATCCATGTTGAGAGTGCAACGTAAGGCATGCGCCACCTGTGTCTATCGCGACGACAGTCCGCTCAACGTGAAAGCGTTGGAAGCGCGCGTACGCGACCCACATGGCGGCTTCTCCGGCTATCGTGTGTGCCATCACTCCAAGGATGCGTGCTGCCGTGGGTTTTGGAACCGGCACAAGTGGGAGTTTCAACTTGGGCAGATCGCCCAACGCCTGAAGCTGGTGGAGTACGTGGACGACCACGTGGTTACCCCGGTGAGTAAGAGCGTGGCCAAGATGTTCAGGGGCGAAAGATGATGCAGTATTTCAGCCCACCGTACTTCCTTCTCGGCGTGGTGCTGTTCATCTGTGGTTGTGTCGCCTACGGTGTGGGCTACGTCAGAGGTTACAAGGCTGGGATGGCTTACGGCATGGAGAAGCTTGAGGACTACCACCAGCACACGCTAACGAACCTGCGGAGCATGAAATGAAAAAGCGTAAACACCATGAGATTTGCCCCTCGTGCGCGTTCGTCCATGCGTTTGAGCTTAGGTATGGCAAACGCAAGCATAGCCAGAAGGCGTTCAACCACATGGTGCATGCCGCCGTGAAGATCAGCGCCATCATCATGGCCAAGCTGGACAACGAAGGTAAGGCGCAGTACCTCGCCAACGTGGTGCGGACAACCGCCGAGCTTGAGGGTGTAGAGATTGGCGTCGAAGTCATTAATGGATCAACTGGTGAGCCGTCCGTCGCCAAGGGGCCAACCAAGCATTGACCCCACGCACCCTCATGCGCCTCGCCATTATACTCATGGCGGCGAACGTGGCGGGGATGCTGTGGGTGTTGTGGTTAGCTTACTCACGAGGGTAATATGCTGCGCATCTTTGGCGACTTTGAAACCTATTACGACAAGACGTACTCGCTAAAATATCTAAGCCCTGTGGAGTACATCCTCAACGCGCGCTGGGAGACGTTGTGCTGCGCCATCGCGGTCGAGCATGAAACTCCCTTCCTCCTGCCGAAGGACGAGGTGGCTCGCTACCTGCGCAGCATCAAGCAACCGTACGCCTTCATCTCGCACAACGCCCTGTTCGATGCGTGCATCCTTGCGTACCACTACCACATTCATCCCGCCGTCCTGTTCTGTACGCTCAGCATGGCGCGGGCGACGATTTGGCATGGCATCCCCAACGGCAGGTTGTCGCTGAAGAACGTGCTGAAGGTCATGGGCTTACCCGAGAAGACGGACTTCATCCTTCAGATGCAGGGCAAGCACTGGAAGGACTTGGAGGCTGACCCCGGCCTGATGATGGGCTTCACCGGCTACGCGCTCAATGACGTGGAGGGGTGCCGCGAGATATTCTTCCGGCTGCGCAAAGACTTCCCGGCGCAAGAGGCGTATGTGATGGACCGGGTTATTAGGATGGCGACCCAACCCGTGTTCTACGTCAATATGCCGATACTGGACGACTACCGCCGCGACGTGCGGCAGCGCAAGCGGGACTTACTCTCGCGGGTTACCTTGACCGACCCCGGCCTGCTGATGAGCAACCCCAAGTTCGCTGAACTGCTGCTGGAGCGCGGCGTCGATCCGCCATTGAAGGTATCGCCCACTACCGGCAAGACGACCTATGCGTTCGCCAAGACCGACCTTGCGTTCACCGACCTGTTGGTGCATGATGACGAGGAGGTGCAGGCGCTGGTGGCGGCGCGCTTAGGGATCAAGTCAACCATCGAAGAGACGCGCTCGACCCGACTGATCAACATTGGGCTATGCACCAATGGGTTCCTGAAAGAACCCTTGCTGCCGGTGCCGCTCAAGTACGGCGGCGCGCACACGCATCGCTACAGTGGCGACTGGCTGCTGAACCTACAGAACTTGTCGGCACGCAAGAACAAGGAGATACGCAGGGCGATTGAAGCGCCGCCCGGTTACACTATCGTCGCTGTGGACGCCTCGCAGATCGAGGCCCGCATTGTGGCGTGGCTGGCGGGGCAGGAGGACTTGCTGGAGATATTCCGGCAGGGCGGGGATACCTACAAGGCGTTCGCCTCGATCATCTATTCGGTGCTGGTTACCCGCGTGAGTAAGAAGCAACGGTTCGTTGGCAAGACCTGCATCCTTGGGCTTGGGTTCGGCATGAGCGCGGCAAAGCTGTACCGCACCATCACCAACGATGCGCGTGAGCAGAAGATCGATATCGAGATCACACTAGAGGATTGCCAGACGTGGGTGCAGACCTACCGCTCCACCTACACCGCTATCTGGCGCTGCTGGCAGGACTTGGGTAATTTGATCCACGCCATCGTCAATGGCTACGGCGATGGCTGGGGCGTCGGGCCGTGCCATGTCGAAGGCACAACTATCATTTTGCCGAGCGGCCTGAAGTTGTTCTACGACAATTTGCGGTTGGAAGACAACGACTACTGGTATCAGGCGGCGCAATTCAAGCGTAAGATTTATGGCGCAAAGTTGCTGGAGAACGTGACGCAGGCGCTCGACCGGCAGCATGTGGTGGAGGCCGGGCTGCGCACTGAGCAGCGGGCGCGCGAGCTAGGCATCGACGGGCGGGTGCTGCTGAACGTCCACGACGAGAACGTTCACTGTGTGCCTGACGAGCATGCAATCCCGCTGGCTGAGATCGCGCTGGAGGAAATGCGGCGCAATGAGCAATGGTGCCTGACCCTCCCCCTCGCTGCCGAAGTGAAGATGGGCCGCAACTACGGTGAAATGGAGGAATGGAAACCATAGGTTGAGTGAAATACAACCTACACGAGTATTGACAACCGTTGACACTTGTGTTAGTTTCGTGTCTTTCGCGCAACACTGAGGTGGGTAAGTGAGATGCTAAACTTCGTGACTGAGGAACCGGACATCAGTGTCCCTTGCGACGAGAAGACGCTCATACACGTCTTCACGCTGGGGCCGCTGGAAGCCAAGTTCCTTCAAGCCATGCTGTCCACCAAGGGCTGGGTGGGCAAGGAAGAGCTACCTGTGGTGCGCGCTTCGATCCGGCAAATGATCTATAAGCTGCGCGCCAAGCTGGAGCCGCGCAAGGTGTGGGTGATTAACAATGGCCGTGGGCGTTATAGCATCCCTCCTAGCTCCAAGCACGTGGCGAAAATGCTTATCGAAGCAAAGCTCACTCAAGGGAGTGAATGAGGTGGCGAGCAACCTACCGCTGAGCGCGCTTGGCGTAGCGCCCGACCTGTGGAAGATGGTCAACATCCACGAAGACATGCTGACGGCGCAGCTACCGAATGCGATGCAGCAGGCGCAGCAGGCGCAGAACATCTCCAAAGATCAGATGTACGCAATCATGAACGGCACGGCGACAGCGGAGCCGAATAGACCGCCGCCGTTGGCTGACCGCGCCCGCGAGTTGTTCCTCAAGCGCATGGGCGGCATCCGCGCCGAGATGAAAGTTAAGTTGGGCGACTTTGTTGCCTGCCACATCCATGCCGAAACGGTATATGTGTTCTTCTGCTTTTCTGGTAGGGAGGGCGTGGTCAAAGAGAACATCGACCTGTTTCCAAGCGACCTGCTGGTCACGCAATTTAGGTTGCTCCTGTCCTAACTCAAGAGAGTAACATGCTTAAAGCAACCGCTACCCTACACGGCAGGCCAACGCTTATGCTTGGACTGAGCTTTAAGAACCTCGACAGATTTAGGGCTGAACCGGGTGACACGTTCATCAAGATCGATGGCAAGACCATGAATTTGCCGATTGATGTGCTGCTGTTCTCTGGCGAAACAGAGGCGCATCTTGCCAAGCTGGTGGAGAAGGGTATCGGCTCCGATACGGTGGTGCATGTGGACCCGAAGTTGAAGTCTTAACTCAAGAGAGTAACATGACCAAGATCGAATACATCGAAGACAACTTGGATCAGACTAACACGGGCTGGTGGATACTGGACTACGACAAGCTGAACGAAGAGCCGTACGGGCGCACTGGTCCCTTTGCCACAAGACTACGGGCGATGGAGATATGGCGCAGCAGCACGCCCAACCGCAAGACGGACGACCTAGACCAAGAACCGAAGGGAGAGCCAAGCGATGCTGAAGACCATAGCTAAGCCCTTTGCTTGGAGCTTCAGCAAGCTGAAGAATTACGAGACATGCCCCCGGCGCTATCAAGCCGTGGACGTGGACAAGACGGTGGAACAAGGACGTTCGGAAGCGCTGGACCGTGGCGACGAGCTACACGAGGCGATGAAGAACCGGGTGCAAGGCACGACCCCTCTTCCTCCACACCTGATTTATATGGAACGGTGGGCAGAGAAGCTGACCCGCGTCTTGCACCCGCTCCAGATTATCCAGTGCGAGCTTAAGCTCAGCGCCGACCGGCAGGGCAAGCCAACCGGGTACTTCGACAAGACCACATGGCTGCGCACTAAGATCGACTATCTTCGCTTCATGCCGACCGAAGGCGAGAACCAAGATTTTGCCCACGTGGTGGACTACAAGACCGGGCGACCACCCAAATACTGGGACAGCACCCAACTGCTGATCAACGCTTACCTGATCTTTCAGCACTACAAGAGCATCGCCAAGATGCGGGTAGACTATCTGTGGACCGAGTACAACGACACCAACCACGAGATATTCACCCGAGCAGAAACCCCGGCAGCGTTTGAAGCCTTACTCCCGCGAGTGACTGCGTTGGAGGATGCGCATCGTACTGGCGTCTTCCCGCCCAAGCCATGCGGGCTGTGCGAGGAGTACTGCGACGTGACGAGTTGCGAGCATTGGGGCAAGAGGATGGGGCGTGGCTGAGCTTAGGGTAGACGACATTGTGGAGGTGTTGCGCTATAGATGGGAAGGCGCGGGTTTCATGCCGCATTGGGTGCCTGCCATCGTCATGCACATTGAAGACCACAAGATCGAAGTGAAGAAACTCAAGGGCGCGTTCGATGAGGCAGGGCATGACTTGCTCGCCCTGCCGAAAAGCGAGTATGGAAGGATGTGGCGGCGATGACACCAGAAGAAATTGAAGACTTAATCGAGCGTGTTCGCCAAGGCTTGGCGTCCATTCGCTATGCAGCGAATGTGTTGGATTGGACAGTGGACGATGTTTGCGAAGCTGCGTTTGGCGAGGTCGTTTTATGACGACGCCAGAAGGACGGACCAAGCGCAGCATTGACCGAGTGCTGAAAGCATTTGACTTCGTGTACGCGTTCAAGCCAGTAAACATGGGGATCGGCGCGCGTGGGGTGGACTACCATTGCGTGGCGGGTGTAGCGTTCCTGATCGATGGCGAGGTTCACAATTTACCCATCGCATTTTTCATCGAGGCGAAGAAACCCGAGGGCGAAGCGACCGCTATCCAAAACAACTTCCTGCGCGAGCGACGGGAGAAACAGCACTGCAAGACGTTCGTGATTGACGACGACAATGTTACTCTGCATGAGTTAGTGGAGTGGCTGGAGCAGCTTGAGAACCAAAATGAACGTACACTCGCCCTCGCCACTAACCTATAAGTTCCCGCCTAGCGCTTTTCATGCGCAGAGAGTGACGGCGGCGCTGCTGATCGAAGAGCCGCGCGGCTACGTGCTGAACGAGTTCGGCACTGGTAAGACGCGCTCGATCCTGTTCGCGTTCGACGCGCTCAAGAAGGCTGGCCTCGCGCACCGGATGCTGGTGATCTGCCCACTGACGGCGATGACCCGCACGTGGCGGCGGGAGATCATGCGCGAGTTCCCGTGGTTCACTTGCGTGGTGCTGCATGGCACCAAGCTTCAGCGCGAGCGAAGATTACTCAATAAGGTGGACATCTATATCATCAACCATGACGGGTTGAACGTGATGTACGAACACCTATCATCACGTCACGATATCGATGTGGTGTGCGCCGACGAGGCGGCGGTCTACCGCAACGGGCGCAGCGAGCGGACCAAGACGTTCCGTGATTACGTGCTGACGAAGCCGCGTGTGTGGGGCCTGACCGGCTCGCCCATCCCTCGTGCAGTAACAGATGTGTGGGGGCCGTGCAGCGCTATCACCCCCAACACGGTGCCGAAGTGGTTCACCATCTTCCGCGACCAACTGATGATCAAGGTGAGCCAGTTTTCGTGGAAGCCCAAGCCTCATGCCGAAGAGATAGCCGTCTCCAAGATGCAGCCAGCCGTAAGGTTTCGTCTGGACGAGGTGGTCGAGTTACCCCCGAGAGTGATCAATTACTATGAAGCGCCGTTATCGCCCCAGCAGACCTTTATCTATGACGCCATGCGCCGGGAGGCGTTGGCGCTTGTCGGCAGCGAGAAAATCGACGCTCTCAATGCCGGTGCTATTCTGTCCAAGTTGTTGCAGATTGCCATTGGTTATGTTTACACCCGTCAGGGCAAAACGGTTCATCTGGAGAACACCCCACGTCTGCAATTGATCCTCGATTTGATCGATAGCGCTTCGCAGAAGGTTTTGCTGTTCGCGCCCTACAAGAGCGTGGTAGCGGCTTTGAGCGCCATGCTGGCAGACAACCAAATCGATCATGCGGTGATAACCGGCGATACTCTCTTGAGCAAGCGCAACGAGATTTTCAACGCGTTTCAGGAAACTCGCCAATACAAGGTCATTTGCGCTCACCCCGGCTGCATGTCGCATAGTTTAACCCTCACCCGCGCCAACACTACTATATGGGCCGGGCCGACGACCTCGCTGGAGACGTTCGCACAGGCTAACGCCCGTACTTTCCGTGTCGGACAATCTCATAGGACGTTGATTGCGATGGTGGGCGGCACTGCGGCAGAGAAGCGGATATACAATTTGTTGGGCCGCAACGAGGCGCTGCAAAACAAGTTCCTAGAGATCATGGAAGCGATTACCGAGGATAACTCTCTTGAGTAACTCTCATGAGTAAGTTCGACATGGTGGAGGTGGAAGTCTGCTACCTCCATCAGACGGACAGCGCCATTCTGGTGAACATCACCGGCAACCTACAGGGCGGCGTGTGGTTGCCGAAGTCGCAGATCGAGTGGGAGGACAACCACTATCCCAGAGGCACGATGGTCACGATTAGCGCGCCTGAGTGGTTGGTGGAGAAGGAAGGATTGGTTTAACCTCCACATATTTGTGGAACACTTTTTTGCCCCAAAAATTTTTTGGGGATTTGAGCGCCTAATAGGCAGAAAAAACAATGGACGAGAGTTACGCCCGTGGAACGGACCCTAGTCCATCGCACGCTGCGGCAAGGCGGGCGGCTAACAGAGCTTTGGAGGTTAGAGTCTACCGTTATCTTTTCTCATGCCGGGGTGAGTGGCGGACCAACCCTCAGATAGCAAAGGCGCTTGGAGAAGACAAAGACTCCATCACCCCACGCATGGCCCCAATGCTTAGGAAGCGTTGGATTGAACGAAAGGAACACGATTACGGGTTTAACGATAAAGGGAATTGGGTACAGTTACTGCACCATAGGGTGGTGCCAATAGAAAGGACAGATACAATGACATTTGATCTAGGCACCCGCATCAAGCAGGTGCGCGCTCTTGAAGCGAAGATAAAGGCCGAGGAAGCCGCGCTTGAAGCCAAGCTGAAGGACGCCAAAGACTGGGCAGTCGCAGCACGAGTGGAAATCCTTGAGTTCCTCAACGCCACCAAGCAGAAGAGCGCCAACACCGAGTTCGGCACCGCCTATTGGAAGCCGAAGGTCACCTACCGGGTCGAAGACAAGGACGAGTTCCGCCGTCACGTGATCGGCATGGAGCAGTGGGAGCTTGTCACGTGGGGCGCGGCGGGCAACGCCGCCGAGGTGTTCACCAACGAGCATGGCGAGCCGCCACCCGGATGCGTGCGCAACAGCGTGAACATCCTCTACATCAACCCGCCTGTCAAGCCACGCGCCAAGGTGGCGAAGGCCAGCACCGGCAATGGTGCGGAACCGCCTGATGACGACGCCCTTGCGGAGGACTTGGGCGTGCCAGCCGGGGCAGAGGCTGGTCAAGACTAACCCACGAGAGTAACCAACGAAAGGACAGACTATGAACCAAGTTGTACAGAAGCCCCCCACGGGGCCAGTTGCGATCTCCAATCGGTGGTCGAACGTCCCACGGGACAACGACGACCTCGCGCAGGGCGTAGCTCTTAGCTTCCCCATTCTGGCGATTGGCACCAACCAGTGGGTGGTGCGGTGGAAGGGTGAAGATCGGTTGGTGAAAATCCCCAACACCGATTACCCCGCGCCTTTTGTCGATGTTGTAATCCTTAAAGCCCAAAAGGAAATGTCGCGGGTGTTCTACGCCAGCGGCTATGTGCAGGGCGTGCGCGGGAAGAAGCCCGACTGCTGGTCGAGCAACGGCATCAAGCCTGACGAGACGGTGGCGCAGCCGGTCAACCCGGTATGCGCTACATGTCCTAACTCTGCATGGGGTTCTGGCGCTTCTCCTGCCGCACCCAAGGCGCAAGCCTGCCAGCAGCGTCGGCGCACCGTTATCGTGCCGTATGCACCGGGAATCGACCTCACCAACGAAGCCGAGGGCGGACCCATGCTGTTGAGCGTGCCGCCCGGTTCGCTCACCAACATGGTGCGCTACAGCGAGGCGCTGAACATCATGGAGTTGGCGGACGGCAGCAAGGGCGTTCCCTACTGCGCCGTTGTTACTCGCTTGAGTTATGAGCCGCTGCTCAAGTTCTCCAAGGTGGTGTTCCAGTACATGAAGCCCTTGGACGACGCCGAGAGCGACGTGATCATGAGCTTGCGTGACGCCGAGGCGGTCAATCGCATCCTCGTGTCCAAGATCAACGTCGATGGCGGCGAGGTGGATCACCCGAGCGAGGGTGCGGAGGGTCAGTCGCAGGTGCAGGCTCCCCGTGCGCCGGGACAGCCGCCGAAGGCGTCAACCGGCATGCCGCCCAAGACGCAGACGACTCCCGCTGCGCAAGCTGCGCCCCAAGAGGTGGCTCCCCCGCCACCCCCGGCTCCCGCTTCCACAACGAGAGTGGGGGGGCATGCAGTGAATACCGGCATCGCTGAAGCGGTCGCTCAACCCGCTGCACCTCCTCCAAGCACCCGCCAAGTCAACGCTTCCTCTAATGCTACTGGAGGGCGCAACATCCCGCCCAAGCGGGTGGTCGTGGCGACAGACGACGAGACGGTGGATGAAACCCCGCCGCCCGTGCCAGAAGGATCGCCTGCCGATAGAATGTCGGCCATGTTCGACAAGTTGATGGGCGAGTAAACAATAGGGGCGGGCATGGAACCCGCCCCACCTTACTGGTACTGGGGAGTACGCATGTGGACAATGAGGGCCATATTTTTCTGACGCAGGTAGCCCTTGCCGACAAGGATACTTGGTTCAGCATTCATCGACGGTTATTGTTTCAGGACGGTCGCCCGCCTATCTTCCCCGGCAATGCGCACAAGAGCATCCGTGCGGCGCTGGAAGACGCGAACTACTGGGCGTCACGCGGGCAGTGCGTGTACCTCGCGCAAGGCGCATTCCGTAACGCCGGGGAGATGGGCCGGATATACCCGAAGGCGGTACGGCAGGAGCCAAACCTCGTCGCCTGCAAGAACCTTTACATGGATATGGACGTCAAGGAGAGCGCCTACCCCGACCATAAGGCGGTGCTGGTAGCGCTGAAAAAGTTTACTCTCGTGTGTGGCCTGCCGTATCCAACTATCATCGTCGCGAGCGGCAACGGCGGCGTGCATGTGTACTGGACGCTCGACACCGAGTTTGAGCCGCGTGAGTTCCGGCACATGGCCGCGCAGCTATCGACGGCGGCGACCCAGCATGGCGTGTTGTTCGACCGGCAATGCACTAACGACCCGTGCCGCCTGCTAAGGGTGCCGGGGACGTGGAATTTCAAGGGCGGGCCTGACGTTGAGGCCAAGCCGGTCACCATGCTCTATTGCAATACCACGCATATTCCGCTAAAAGATATGCAGAAGGGACTGTCCCAGTACAAGATCGTAGGCGCGGTGCCGGGGGGTGGGGCGGGAAGCCGTACTCAAGAGAGTAAGTCGGGCGTCAACGACGATCTGTCTGGCGGCATGAAGAGTGGTTATGCGCCTGCGAACATCGATGTGGTGGCGGGGTTCTGCCCGTTCATTAAAGAAACGCTGGATAAAGCTGGCGCTAATCTCGTCGGTGAACCCCAGTGGAAACTTGCTGTTGGTCTTGCTTGCCACTGTGATGATCCTAGTGCAACTGCTCACCGGCTATCCCGAGGCAGTAGTTATTACAGCGAGGCGGATACAGATGCTAAGCTCGCGGTGGCTCTCCAAGCGCGGGCAAACCGCCCAAGCATTGGCCCCGAGAAGTGCGCCACCATCAATGCCCTTGGCATACCCCAGTGCGCCACCTGTCCGCATCTTGCTCTCGGCACCACCCCACTATCAGTTCAATATAAACAGCCCCACAATCGTACTCACGCTGGCTTCCAAGGAAACCCCAGCCCAAACTCAATAGACCTGCCGACAGGTTACTACCGAGGCAACGACGACCTGATCTATACCTCAAAGCCTGACGACAAAGGCGGCATGGAGCAGTTCCTCGTATTTGAGTACCCTATTCTGCCGGGGTCAGCCAGCGTAGAGTTTGGCAAGCCATTCCGATTTTCGTTTGACACCATACAGGGTGAGAAGATCGTCACTAAGCGGTTCGACAGCACCATCACTGCCGACAACATCGGGTTCTCTAAAGCCCTTGCTTCTGAAGCAATGCCGCTCACGATCAAGCCCGAACTTTCGAGAATGTTCATGGCAAACTACCTCAAGCTCTTGCAGCATAAGAAGGAAACTTTGATCGACGTGCCAGCCTTCGGTTGGAGCCAAGACTATAGAAACGAGATGGGCTTTGCTTTCGCCGGAAGGTTTTTCTCCCCTGCCGGTGAGTTCAAATCGAACCGTCCGGGCGATGGCGTTGAGGATTACCGGGTGCTTGGCGACGAAGCGCCGTGGCGAGCGCTGGCGAATATCCTCTTGGCGCCTGAACGCCCTGACTTGTGCTGCATGGGAGCCGCGACGTTCGCTTCTCCCTTGGTGGACATGACCGGGCATGCCGGGTTACTCCTTGGGTTAGTCTCAGGTAAATCCGGCATTGGCAAATCAACCGCGCTCTTGTTTGGGCAAGCCGCGTGGTCGAAACCAGTGGTGGGTGGTCTTAGCGACACCGTAATCTATACCTTCGCCAAGTGCGCCACGTTGCGCCACTTGCCCCTGTTCTATGACGAGATCAAGGGCGAGAAGCAGATGAAGGCGATGACCGAGTTGGCGTTCCAACTCACGGGCGGGCGCGAGAAGGGCCGCGCCAACCGTATGGGCGCGATGCGAGAGGTGAAAGAGTTTCGCACGCTGTGCGGGTACTGCGCCAACGGGTCCATTGTCGATGCCGTACGGCAAGAGGATAAAGGCACAGACGCGTCGTGGTTGCGCATGTTTGAGATGCAAGCCATCGACTTGCCAAAGACCGAGAAAGAGTTTGCCTACGCTGTCAACAGACACCTGACGGACTTGCACTTTAACTTTGGCGGGATCGGCCTCAAGTACGCAGAGTTCCTTGGCAAGAACCACACCAAGATCAGCAAGGCGTTGGTCGCCACGCAACAGCAGTGCGCAGAAGAGCTAGGCGCTGATCCTAAGATCGAGCGCTATTGGATTGACGCCATCGCAACAATCTTGTTGGGCGCTCACCTCGCTAACAAGCTAGGGTTTTGCAAGTTCCCCATCGACGTAATGAAGGCGTATATGTACGACGAGTTCCGCCGTATGAAGCAGGAGATGGCGGACGATCCCAGCGACTTCGGCACTGACACTGCTCTCGTGAGTACGTTGGGCGCGTTCCTCAACGAGAAGCTGCCACGCAACACCGTCATCCTTAACAAGACACAAATGGGTGCGGGCAAGCCAAGCAAGGACATTAAGATCATCAACTTCAAGCCGCCGAATTTCAGTTGGGGGACGCTTGAGGTGCAGCTATCGGGTAGCCCGCTCATATTGCGTATCACCGATAGCGCCCTGACTTCGTGGTGCAAGCGGACGGGGCGACCTAAATCAAACCTGCAAGCGGCAATGAAGAAACGGCTCAGCGCGAAAATGCTGAACGTCGTCATCGGCGCTGGCACGGAGATGGCTGGCGCTAAAGAAAACTCGTGGGTGATCGAGGCGACCGGCACCGTATTAGAGGAGACGCTTGAGTACATCATAGCCCACGGAAAGTTTGAACCTAACGTCCCATAATAACTCAGGAGAGTAACCAATGAACGACGAGCTTCCTAGCAAGCCTTCTCGACTGACCCACTTCGACAGCATAGGCGACGACGCCAAGAAGAGCGTAGCCAATCGCAGCCTGCGCCGCGCCGCCGCAATTAACGCCGTGCTGCTGGCCCGCTCCCATGCCGGTAGCGACGGCAAAGACATTACTCCGCAAGAGAGTGATATCGTCGTGGCGATCATAGAGCTATTGGATAAGGTGGCGGGGGCGACGTGAGAACCCTCGCTGCCGTGTTACTCACGGGGGTAATCTATGCCCACGCTCAACCAGTTTACGCTTGCCATAAGTATAGTCGCTGGTATTATCCATATCCGCAACGTTGTGGCATATATGCGCGGGCGAGCGTCCCGGTACGCGTTCTACCAAGCGGCGTTAATCCTCCCGTTCGTCCTGCACCTGATCTACCACTACCTGACATGAGCGCGACGTGGGCCGGGGCAATGGACACCCCGGCAGAGTTGGAGTTGATCGAAGGGATGCAGCGCCTCAAGGCGTTGCGTCTCCTTACTCAGGAGGGTAACTGATGAGACACGAACCTATCTATGATGATGAAGGTAACGAAGTCCGCCTCTACACTTTTGAGGAAATTCTTCCGTTCTTAAAACATGGAGAGTTTGTCAGGCGTGTTGGATGGAGTAGTTGTTTTGCCATCTATATGGCATTGCGTCACCACCATTCAGATAAAACTGTTTCCCCGGCAGTAGAGAATATAATCCTTCTTGAGGGAGGAATACATGGCTCAACACCCAATTTAACAATGGGGTGGAAACCACACACGCGGGACTTTCTTGCTAATGACTGGCATTGTGTCAATATAATTTTGGAACCTAGGGCTATTAACCCAGACTACAAACCACCGGCTGTCATTCCAATACCTGTCATTAACGAAATTCATTACTAATAAAAAGGGTGGGCCACGGGAGTAGCCCACCCAGTATACGTAAGCCCCAATGAACGAAAGCTTACGAGTTAGATCGCGACGTTAAGCCGATTGAGGCTCTTCTGACGACGCGCGACGAACATCAATCCACCCATACCCAGCAACAGCATCGCCCACGTGGACGGTTCCGGCACGCCGGTCGTCAATTGCGCGCTGCCGCCGAACGACTGCCGCGCCGCCGTGAAATCCACCGCAAACTGAATTTCGTCCGAAGAGAACGCACCAACCCCGGCAGCGACAGGCCCGAAAGAACCATCGAGCAACCCAACCGGGAAGACGTGCGAAGCGAGTAACGCTCCATCAGCGAAAGTACTTTCGGTGGTCGGGCCGGGGTCGTTGACCAGACCGTTGACCGTGAAGGTGGAGAGCGTGCCTCCATGCCCGGTCACACTCCCTTGCAGAACATCGACCGTCAGCGTGTGTTCGCCGGTAAAGCCTGCCGCCGCAGTGGCGTCGAGGGTGACGCTGGACAAGTCCGCATTCGGCAGGATGGGTGAGCCTTGAGCGCTGATGGTGATGTTGGCGAAGTTGGCGTCGTTGGCGGTGAGCGAGGCCGCGCCGGTGGTGACCCCCGAAATGTTGTCGATCAACGTGCCGTTGTCGAACACCTCGATGCCGAGGGTTGCCGCACTCACGGGAGTAACCCCGACTGCGGCAAGCAGCGCCGCGCTCAGTAGAAATCTCTTCATTGCCACGTCTCCATGTCCCCAGTGACGAACCATTCGCCAATGCATAATCGTATCATATTGGTGTGAATGTGTCAAGACACTGGCGGGAATTTGTTTTTCCCGCCAGTTTAGGTTGTTACTCTTCGGCAGCAACTGCGTCTTGGCTCTGGCGCTTCATCCAACGCTTCTCCGGGCCACCGCCCTCCCTGCCGCTTCCCACGGTAGGAAACCCCCGGCGACGGACAACCATTTCGCTGTCGTCGGGAGCGGGGACCGCCGCCGTGGTCGGGTCGATAGGCGAGCCATGCGCGCCGGTCGTGGTGGTCAGTCCCGGCACTGCGTCGGGAAGCGGTTGCTCCCTTGCCGGGCTGGCGCGGGTCACGTCGCAACCCAGCGCCAACAGCTTGTCGCGCAGGTCTTCGTCATCGCCCACGCCCATCGTAGCGCGCTCGTACGCGGCGTCGTCGGTGCGCTTGAACGCTGCCGCTTGCTCCTCCATACGCTGCTTGAACGTCTCCCGCTGAGACAGTTTGGGGGGTCCGTTGCCGTTACCCTCGCGAGTAACCTCCCTTGCCGCATTGGGATTGTCCATCTGCCCCCGCGTCAGCGGCGGCGGACGGCTCGGGGTCTGTGGTGCTTGCGCCATGTCTTAGTCCTTTCTATTCGCTCGGCCTAACCAATGAGCCACCACCGCACCGAACGCTGCGATGAGGCCCCCCACTGCACCTGACGTGATCTCGTCATTCGGCACAGTGAAGAACAGACAGAACGTGACCGTAGCCAGAAAGGCGACAGTCACCAGAAGCGAGATGGTGAGCGTGCCGCCCGTGGCGTCGAACTTGCCCGCGACATAGAGCAACGCCGTGGTGAACACGATACCGATGGCGATGCCCATCGACGCCGGGTAGTCCAGCAGCTTGGGGATCGGCGGCGGCACAACCAACGGGTCATTCACTTTTGGATCACCTTGACGACGCCGAACAAACCTATCGCCATCCCAGCGATCTCTAACGACGTGCGGAAAATATGCTCGGGCGCGCACAGGTCGGTCTGCGCTACGCCCGTATGAGCGAGAGCGAAACATTGGCTCACCGCGTAGAAATCCATCAGCGCAAAGATCGTGAGGATTGCCAGTGAGCCGCATAGAGCGATGATCCCTATCATTTAAGCAGTTTGAGTAACCCCGCTGGTGGAAAGAATGTCGCCGCAGCGCCAAGGATCATGTCCTTAATGTCGGTCGTGTTGTACTCCTCTGCCTTCACTGCCGGTAGCAGATCGGCAATGACCTTGCTTGCTGCTTGCAGCACTGCATCTTGGTTGGTGATATTACCCTCCATGAGTAACTTACCCGCTTCAGTCTTGGCAGCGTTGCGTATCTCTGCCTCGTTGCTGTCGCTCTCCTTGATGCCAAGGTACGTGCGCAGCCACGCAAAAGCGTAACCGCACAGCGCTGTCACCGCCGCGCCCATGCAAGTGATGGCGAGCGTCTGTAGTTGACTGAGCAGGCTATCCATCGGGGTTCTCCCTATGGTGCTGCGGGTCAGGCATATGAGGATGCTTGGGCAGGTCGGGTAGCTGCGCCTCGACCGTCGTCTCGGGCGGCAGAGATGGCACTTGCTTCAGCGCCGCCTTGAACTTCCAATAGTAGCCAGCGATGGTGCTGGCCTTGTCGGTGCCGTTAACGATCCGCCGTGCATTCACCGGGTCTTCGATCCCCTTCGATTTGCTTAGGTACTTGGGCAAGCCCACGCCCGTGAACCACCCATACACCATGCCATCATAAGAGATCAGAGCGCTGGTCTGTGGGTGCAGCATCTTGTGCGCTTCGGGATGGATGTTGGCGTGGACGTTGTAGCGGTCCTTAAGGAATTTCTGGCCGTTTTTATAATTCTCTTCCCACGTCAATTGGACGTGGCCGCGCCCGTAGTAACACTGCCCGTACGGCCCGACAGGTTTGCCGTAACTCTTTCCACTGCCCTTGCCGTACTCCTCGATGGGCTGCATGGTGTAGGCGGTTTCGTGGTAGAAAGTCGCCAAGGCGTAAGCAAGCCACATCGTGCCGTCGTTGGGGTTGTTCGCTTCAAAGTGTTCCTCCCACACCTCAAGCAAATAGTTCATGCCATCCACTTGGCTCTGGGTCAGGTTGCCGTTGAACAAGTCTTTGCGAACCGTGTCGAAAAAGAATTTGCGGTCGTATGGCATTACTTTTGTCCCCATCGTTTCCAGCCGCCCGTGGCAGGCTTGACCGGCTTGCTGATCGCCTTGACCGTACCGCCTTTCTTCAGTCCTTGGGCGGGGCCGGGATAGATGAGGGCTTCGGCCTTGTTGTTCTCAAACGCTTGGTGAGCGGAGCTTTCTTCTTTGCCCTTGTTCATGTCTTCCTCGCACGGTTGGTCTTGCTGCTGTACTTGAAGTCCGATGGTTTCCCACCAGAGTAACTTGCCTGCCGATCCTTGGCGCGCTCGCCCGGCGTCATCTCGCCGCGCTTAGTTCCCTTGGCCGTTGGCTCTTGCGTGCCGGGCTTGAGGTTACCCGACTTCTGGAGCGCCTTGGTGGCGATAGCAAAGGCAGAGGACTTAGGTTTGCCCTTCGCTTCCAACTGCCCAACCAGACGGTCCAGTATCTTCGGCATGCGACTTACTTCCTTGGATAACGGGAGGGGTCGCCCCCTCCCGCCTAGTCGTTAGCGCGGACGGCGCACTGCCGAAGTCGGGGTCGGCTGCGGCGGCGTCTCAGGCTGTTCGCCCTCGCCACCACCCGGCAAGCCCTGATCCGGCGCATGCGGCGGGATCGTGATCACCGCATAGCGGTAACCAAGCCCGCTGATCGCCACGAGGGCGATGGCCTTACCCTCGGGAATGTTAACCTCGGGTGGGATCGGAGGCCAGATCGTGCCGGGAGGCGGATCGGTCGGCGGCTCCTCGCCATCAATCGGAGGCAGGCCCTGATCGGGCTTGCCCGGAACGATTGGCCAGATCGGCAGGCCGTGATCGGGGCGCTCGCCAAAACCGGGACGACCTCCCTGACCCCAACCCGGATCGACCGGAAGCCCGCCGCCCGGAGGGCGCGGCCACGTGTGCGGAGGACGCGCCGGAAGATGACCGGGGCGACCGGGGCGACCACCCGGAGGACGCGGCCAGATGTGGTCGCCTTCATCGACCCCATAGCCGGGATCGACCGGACGACCGGGGTGCGGAAGCCCCTGACCCGGATGCACAGGCGGCTCCCAAGAACCCGGAGGCCGATTGCCGACATGCGGCGGACGCCCGCCACCGGGAAGGCCCTGATCGGGGTGACCTCCCTCATCCACGCCATAACCGGGGTCCACCCCCTCCTCGATACCCCAACCGGGGTCCACCGGACCCCCGCCGCCACCCGGCCTGCTGACCGGGGTAATGTAAGCCCAATATCCTCGTGCCATGTATCCTCTCCGTTGTTAGGCGCACGAAAGTGTACGCCCGAACCTCTATCCTATACGCCCTGTTAGCAACAGGACGATGACGACGATTAACAATATTCCCACCAGCCCAATGCCGTAGTGACCGCCGCCATAACCATACGGCACGCCCCACCGCTCGCCACCGACACCCCCCAGCAAAATAACCACTAGTAAAATTACTAGGATAATGCCAAGTGTAGACACCTTACTCTCCTGAGTTACTTGTCGATGGGAACTTTGTAGCCAACTTGACCTTTACGCCACGAACGGTTTTTGGCTATAGACTCAACGCGCTCGTTGCTCAACTTGTTCCGTCCTCCTCCTGCAAGCGGCTTAATATGAGCCACATCGCCAGACGGAGCATGACCCAGCTTTTTAGTCTCCTCTCGGCGCGCTTCATTACGCTCCGCACGGTGCTTAATCTGCTCGGGCTTGCCCTGATACTCGGCGTATTCATGCTTGTAGTTCCTTTTGCTCGGCGGGTTCTTACTGACCATAGGCGTCCTCATACTCTCGCGTTA